CCATCCGAAGACTTGCGATTAATGAATAAAGGTGATGCACCACTAGCCGTATGAACAGTTACACCATCTGCTCTTAATTCATGTCCAACTGTATCGACATCTTGGCTTGATTTAGCCACGAAAAAGTCGCCTGAACTGTTGATACGAACACGATCATTACTGCCGCCCGATTGAAAAACTAAATCATTTGTCGCTTGAATATCAAAATCGTTCTGACTTGTTTCTGTAAATAATGAAGCAATAACAGTTCCATTACGCTCGAAATCAAGGTCTGCATTACCTGAACCACCGATAGTAACAGTCGTAAAACCTGAATAATTATTAGCCGTTGTTACTCCAATGCCTACATTACCGCCAAATGGATTAAGCAAAATGTCATCGGCAGCTGAACCTGCACCATTTGCTGATTGTATATATTGCTCTGCATCACCAGTTGACGCGCCAAAGAACAATGATGTTGATGCATCATTTGAGCCTCTTATCTTAGCCGCTGCTTTTGTTGTAGATGTTGAAAGATTTGATGCACTTGAGGCATATCCCTGCGCTCCTTTGACTTCAAGAGGAACAGTTGGTCCTGATTCGTTAACCCCAACATTGCCATCAGAGCCTTGAACAAACAATGCATGTGTATTGTTATCGGACTCAACACGGAAATCTAGGTCTTTACTATCTTCATTAATAACAGTTTCAGTGCCTGTTAGTTCTATCCTGCTGGTTTGTTGTGTACCTGCAACAGCAGTTTGAATTATAAATCGGGCGTCTTCAGTGCCATCTGATGCGTCAGCAATAGATGCTCTTATTTGTCCATAAAGAGTTTCTTCATCAGCATCATTTTCACCATAAAAATTAATAAAACCTAACGCATCCCCATCTGCAGGTGACGCTGAGTTTCTATAAAGTTTTAAATTTGGACCAGAATTAGCATCTGCGTCTGTTGATGTAAGAGTCAAGTTGTCAGAATTGTCTGCTGTTGTAAGTGTAGCGTTTACGCCTGTTAATGAACCAGTAATACTAACATTTTGACTATTGTCAATTGAAAGTGCAGCTGTGCCGCCAGTTTTTAAAATAATGCTATCATTGTCAGTGTCGGAGGTTGTTCCACCTTGAACAGCAATATATTCCTGAGATGTGCCACCACGCTTTAGGCTGATTGACATTTTACCTGCTTCGCCACCACTCTCGTTTGTTTCGACTGCGCTGAATGCTAATGAGGCATATTCAACATCACTAGCCGAGACGCCACCAGAACCATTGTCTGTGTTGCCATGAATTACTATTTTTGAAAGAGCATCACCATCTGCTGGGCTTGCTGAGTTTCGGTATAATTTAATATCAGGACCAGAACTCGAGCCAGCATCCGTCGAAGATGCAATCAAAAAGTTTCCTGCACTTGAACCGACAATCTCAAGCAGATCGTCAATCACTGCATTGTCGCGTGCATTCAAAACATTTGTCGCATCGCAATAAACCAAGGCTGTGCTGCCATTTGGTATAACAACTCCTGTGCCACCAGAAGTTTTGAAAGTAATATCAAAGCCACCAGTCGTCCCATTGCGGACAATATAAACTTTGTCAACACTTGGGCAAACCACATTTCTTGCAGCAGTCAAAGTTCCTGTTACTGTTATGACAGCGTTGCGAGCTTCGTCCGTAGCACCATTGCTTGTAGTCAAACTGTAATTTGCTGAATCATCATGGGCAACATTGGCTACACCAGAGATTGATTGCTCGATGAGAGTTCCCAAGTTTGTGTTGGTGATGCCACCCCACGTGCCTGACTTCTCGCCATCAGCGATTAACTCGAGTCTGAGATTCGTTGAATAGGTGCTAGGCATTTGCTTTTTCCTTCTTAATCAATTCGAATGATTGCTGTCGTTCCTGGAGCAGGAAGGACAATCCGGAAAGTGCCTGAGCTAACTGTAAAATCACCACCAAAATCAAGAACAGCAATCGCGTTGTTCCCAGCTAGTGTGTCATTGTAAATTAATGCTCCTCGTGTTGTGAATGATGCACTTGTCCATTCTGGATCTGTAAAATCAACAAAAGCAGTCGTGCCGCTTGTGCCGATTGTTGCTCCTGCGAGAGTTTCACCACCAGCTGTATATCCCGATCCTGAAATTTCATTGCTTGTGGTGTATGCTGTTGTTGCCGCAGAAAGGTCTGCGGAAGAAGTGTAAAGTGCAATCTTCAAGGTATCAGAATCCATGTCCTGCTCTTTTTGGAACAGATCTTCCTTGAAACTTGTGCACATCGCTTGTGTGATAGCCATTATATGCCTCCATCGTATTCAGCTACATAGTCACGACCCATCTCTTGAATAAAGAGTTGAACCGATTCGTCAAACTGAGCTTTGTATAAGTTTAGCGTTTCTCCAGCTTTAAGAAAAGCAGAAGTTTCATAAAGTGCTGCAGAAAGTAAAAGATTTTCTGCATTATCTCCAATCCAAGTGTTTGCATTGGTTGAAGACAGACCCGTAGCAGGTGCGATAAAATCGACCTGATAAGAGTAGGTTGAATCTGGCGTGGGAGCCAGAGTAATTACTGTGCCAGCAGTGCCAGCAGATTTTGTGGAATATATTATTGGTTTGCCAGTGGTTGCGCTGTTTGGCCAATAATCTCTGAGATATGAGTCAATTCTGTGATTAAGGTATTCAACATTATTTGAATTTACTATTGATACTTGGCGTATCAATCTTGCGTTGGTGATTGTGTAATCAGCTGTTCCAACAACCAACGAAGCTGTTGAGTCTTGACGGAAACAAGGCAGGTTTGGGAGCCTTTGAAAAATCATATCTTCAGCCTGAGAAATGATTTCATCAATTGAGGCATCCAACTCTGTTGAGTCGTCTTCCATGAAGTTTTGTATATTAGTTTTTAATTGAGTATAATTCATAGTCCAAATCCCCAGCCATCTGTGCCCCAGCCATTGTCGCCCCAGCCATGTGCAGGTTCAGAAGTTCCAATCCCACCTGTGCCAGCCAAGCCTGTCTCAGACAACTCTGACACAGCACTCTCTTCACCTGCCAGCCCAACCCCAGCAACACCAGCTACACCATCAACGATAATGTTTATGTCGCTTCCTGCTCCTGTGCCAAGTATGTGAACTGCTCCTGTACCAGCTACGCCTGTTTCTTCAAACTCTATTTCTTGGGCATGAGTTCCTATGGCACCAGTGCCAGCTTGAGCTGCAGGGAATCCATTAAGCTGCATTGTTGATGTGCCGATTCCACCTGTGCCAGCTACGCCTGTTGACAAGGTTTCGTTGTTTGGAACTTCTGTGCCAATTGCTCCTGTGCCAGCTACGCCTGTTTCCGGAACTCCGAATGCAATTGAGCCCAATGCTCCTGTGCCAGCTACGCCACTTGGTCTCACATCTTGAAACACTGCAACAGAGAATGAGCCCAATGCTCCTGTGCCAGCTACGCCTGTGACAACAGTGCCAGTTGCAAATGTTCCGATTCTACCAGTGCCAGCTAAGCCTGTGACAGATGATTGATTTTTTATTCCAGGAAGCCCAACAACACCAAAGCTAGGAATGCCAACTGGTGGTCTGTCAATTTTATCTAAAAATGGGTCGTAGTTATAACCGACATGGAAATCAACATTGCTTGGGTCAGTGTCTGGGCGTGGGTCAAATAATGCAACAGCATCAACAACATCACGAGGAGGTTCAAGTTGCGGGTGCTTTGGCTCCCACTCTTCTGGCTCAACCCTCAATCCATCCCAAGTTGTTTTGAGAGAAGTGTAAGGCACTTCAAAGCCAGAGCGATCTGACATCGCTTTAGATTTTCTGCCTCTTGCTCTCCTAACAAATGCCATCAGTATAAATTCAAACCAGTCGGTCGGATCCTCATCGTAACACCATCATTGTCTGAGCTAGCTGCAAATTCAAATGCTCGTTCATACAATTGATTCAAAACATTGGCTTTGTCTGGAGCATATTTTATTGCAAGCTTGCTTGCTAAACCAGAGCATATGCAATCAGCCCAGCGATAAGGTATGTCTGCATCTTGATTGCTTGCTGTTATATCTTCGAGTTGATTTATTGACCAATAAACCAAACTATAATCATTGCTGTCAGGAACTTGCCAAACATAAAGTTCTGGTGTGTATTGCTTGTCAAGCATGTATTGACTGGGACGACCTGAAGATGTTTTGTTTGGAAGTTGGTTATATTCGCCGATGCTAATTCTCTGAACAACAGTGTCAGTGTTAGTTCCGCCAATATTTTCCCGAACAACAACATCAATCAGATCTATTGTCCCAACAGGCAAAGTATATTTGATTGTGCCATTCGTCAAAGACAAAGTGTTGTTTTGAACAGCCCAATAATTTATGCCTCTGTTCGCCCACTCGCTAAATAAAAGATTCAGGCTGCGACGAGCAGACTCAGCTTTGTAGCCTGTTTGGCTTTGCGGGTCAATGCCGCAACGCTCATAGGCTTCAGCTATGATTTCTTCTACATTAGGTCTGAATGCGACTGTTCCTGAAGTAGCCATCTAGCCTCCTAAAGCCAGTTGTGCTTACTCGTAAAACACATCCGCTGAGGTCAGATTGCTCATGTGGAAATATGCCCCATGATTAGTTCTGAATCCTTCGTTCGGAATCCGAAATATGTTTGCAAATGTGTCTGCTGCCGAAGTCTCTTTTGTGAGCAACCAGCGTTTCGGCTGAGTCCCGTCATTCGGAGTCGAAGCAACATATCTGCAAGCAGGAGTATCAGTTATTGTGTCAGAGTTAAGCACAGTTATTGTAAAAGCATTTGCACTCGTAACTGTGATTACATAGTTTCCTGGAGTTGCGGTACCACCAGTCCCAGCTTCAAAAGCAATGCCAACAACATCCCCAGTTGACAGTCCGTGAGATGTATCAGTGACTGTAACTGTTGTTGTTGACTGAGCATATGTGCCAGCCTCTGGTGCGGTGTCTGTGTCAAAAACCTCGAAGATCCCTGCAGATGAAGAGCCTGTTATTGCAAACTCTTTTAATCTGCGATCGCCGAGGACAGCAAACCCACTTGATGACAAGTGAGCCTGCTGAATTTGAGCTAAACTTCTTGTGCCCATATCCTCAACCTATCTCTTAGCTGTCAGCAAACGGAGTTGCTACAGATCCTGAGCCAATCAAAACACCTTGAACAAGGTATTCATTAGTGGCCATTGCAGTGATTTCAACATAAGAACCTTTATCACCACCTGTGGTAGAACCATTCATTGAAATGACATCATTGGAAGAAACATCAGATGCGAATGCTGCTGTTGTTGTTCCTGCGACTGAGAGTGAGCCTGAAAATTTATCAGTCCCATCAGTTTTGATATCAAGGTCAGTTGAATCAGTTCCAATGAAAAAACGATACTGAGCACCGAGCTCAGTTGTTTTGATTGACGGAAGAGTAACAGCACCATCCGCATCATCAATTTGAATCAGCTTGCCAGCGTGGTCATCAAAAGTCAAAGTTGTTTCGACTGTCAGGGCAACAATATTGCCTGCGCCTGCGCCGATGAAACCATTGTTAGAAACAACTGGTCCCGAAAAAGTAGATTTAGCCATTTTAATCTCCTGTCTTGGCTAGTGTCTGCCGAAGCAGTCAGAAGTTAGTAGGGGGAGGGAAAGCCCTCCCCCAGTCAATTATGCTGCACCTTCGGAGCCGAAGATACCACGCCAGTCGGTGAAACCGAAGCTGTAACGCTCACGAACTTTGTAGCGAACATTACCAGTTTCAAAATCACCTTCCATGCCTTTTTTCAAGGCTGTGCGTTGGAAGTGCTTCAAGCCATCCGGAACATCCGTCATTACGAAGAATGCATCCGAATCAGTCAGGCGACGCATCACATGATATCCTTGCGGTAGGTAACCACCAGAGCGGATAGCGTTGATGTCGTTGTCTGCTGTGCCTGTGCGTAGGTTTGACTCAAGCAAACGCTCAGCAACAAAGGTATATGCAGTCGGTATGACCAGCATTGTGCCTTGTGCTGCAACGCGCAGCCCACGATCGTCTTTCATGTCAGCAATCTGAATGAGGATCTGCTCAAGAGAAGTCTCAGACAGGTCAGCTGCAGTGGCGAGCGTATTGGACTGATTTCCAGAGCGAGTTGGGTGAGAAGTGTTACAAAGTGTTACACCATCACCACCATTCACGCCAGAGCCAGTGAACGCATTGTTAAGAACATTGGCAGCTTTAATCTCTTTGGTGGAAGACATTGAGCGAGCCAGTGCTTTAACATAGCGAGCAGCGATTGAACCATATTGCCCATCTTCTTCAGCCTCTTCAGTGATGCTGAATGCAAGAGCAACAGTTTCGTGTTGATATCGGGCAGTCCAGTTTTGACTGCCAGAATCATAAGTGATAGCAGAGCCCTCGTTTTTCACGGGAGCATTGCCGAAGCCTTCCAACAGAACATCTTCTTCAAATGCTTTTTGAGAAGTGTTTGTTCCGAAGACTGATGACCATTCCGGAGGATACTGATCATACTCGAGACCGAAAAGAGTATTCAGTCCTGGCTCGAGCGTTTTTGCAAATTGTGCGCGATTCATAGACATATTTTACTCTCCTAAATCCCTGCTGTGCCTTTGAGGAGATGCTCATTGATTAGAACTTCCATAACAGCATTTGCACCGAAAGCATTTTCGGGGGCATCAAACAGAGCAATAATTTTTGTCTGTGCGGTGCCTGCTGCCATAGTTCCTGAGATCTCCATGCCAGACTGGTTACTAGTTGTGTCGCCTGAACCAACTACAATATCAGCACAATTGCCGACGTTGGTTTGGGCGGGTGATCCAGCGGACTGTGCCTTGAACACAATATACGGATCATCGTAAACATATGCGATGATATCCGTAGCTACTGTGCTGGCTGGCCAGCGTTCGCTGTATACATATGAGCCATCACTTGCGGTATAAGAACACCCAGCAAAAACACCAACATTGTTAGTGTTTGTGGCTGCGGCTTGTTCGATTTCGCCATCTGCAGCGAGAACAACCATGTCCCCATTGAAGATATCTGTGGCGTAACCTGAGCCAATGGTATACTTGTTAGCACGAGGTGCATAACCGCTCATGTGGCGAATTGGGACAAACCCAAAGGCTGCATCTACATTAGCCATTTTAATTCACTCCTTCACGAGTTGGTTAATCATTCATGACCGAGAGGTCCCGACCACGACTTACATTGGATTGCCTATCTTGCGATATGGAAATCCCACCCGTCCGTTCTAACGCATTAAGGTCTGCAGCGATGGATTCGTTCTGGTCGCTGTTCTTGCCGCGATAATATTCCTTCATAGCTTGGAATTTATCCAATGGCATTTCACAGAGAACCATCCCTTCAACTCCGATGCAACCTTCCCACTGCCCATGATTGATAGTTGGGTATCTCTTATCTTTCACAGTGTCAGCAGAGCGTGGATTCCAGCCTGCACGCATACGTTTGTATACATTGTCTGGAGTCTCTTTACCCTGAATCGAGGTAGCTATCCACCGCTGAATCATCCCAGGACGAGGATCGGGAGCATCCAGCAGTGATGGTGGTTGCCAAGATGTTTCGGGACGAGATTCCTCTTCCCTAACCTTAGCGCGAGATTCATTTGCACGTACATTTCGTTTTTCAGTCATGGCAGATTATCCTTTCATTTGCCTACGAACTTCAGCCTCATATTTCTTGAGCCCTGCTTCATCAGTAATTCCAAGTTCTCTGGCCATTCTGAGTTGGTCCTGTGTTAAACGAATCCGATTGCCCTTATAAGTCGAGCCACCTGCAGCTGGTGTAACTGGGGATCTGCTTTTTGCTCGAGCCTTAACAGGACTCTCTTCTTCTGACTTTAGCTCAGGAAACATTTTTTGTAAACGAAAATCTAACATTTCGTAATATTCGTCAGAATGTTTATCAAAACCTTCAACATCCAGCTGAACATCAATGGCTCTTGCAGCAGCAGTTTCTCTTTCAAAACCTGTTGCATTGAACCAACGATTTTTCTGCCACCAGCTGTTTGCTTTTTCTGGTGGAGGATTGGTTGCTGTTTGTTGTGCGTGACCTACTGTGGGAGATGCTGCTTGTTGAGCACGCATCTGCTTTTGCATTTCGGCAACACGCATGGCAGCACGCATATCCGCAAGTTGCTCTTGGAAAGTAACCTGTGCATCAGTGTCACCTTCTTCAACAGCCTTGTGGAGTGCTGCTCTGGTTTGAGCGTATCTTTGTTGGAATTCATTCTCGGTGCGGGCTTGTGTGCCTTGTTCAAGTCGCTCGAGACGTGCTTGCAACTGCTTGTTCTGCGCTTCCATATCGGCATATTTGCCTTCAACTTCTCTGCGCTGGTCAACAAGTTTTTTGATACGACGCTGAACATTTTTGCCATACTCTTCATCTTCTGGCTGCTGTTCAGCATTTTCTTCGGGTTGGGCTTCTTGAGGCTCTGGTTGACTTTCATCAACAATCTCAATCTCCAACTCGTCGGAAACATTTTGTTTCCGCTTGGTTTCAAGAATCTCTTCTTGAACTTGATTTATTGCGTCATCTTCAGACATGGTGGCGTCCTCCATGGTTTTCGCCTATTCAGTTACGTAAGATGTGATTGATGCACCTTGCGGAAGAATTGATGTAATTTCATCATCATTCAACAGCAAAAGTTTTACACCATTCACAGTTAATTTTTGGCCAGCATATTTGCCATATGTGATTCGGTCGCCTGTTTTTGGCCATTCGCCTTTCCAAGCCTGACCTGTGTCACGATCGCGATATGCCAGTTCTCCCATGGCCAGAATGATTCCATGAGCAGTGAGATATTCCTCATTGTCAAGGCTTTGGTTTGGAAGTAATATGCCGCCAGCAGTTTGCTTTTTGGCTTGGTTCGGGTGAACCAAAACTTTCCAACCCAATGGTTGGGGGAACATTTTTGACTCAAGAGTTGCTTCACTCTCTTCGTCTAATATTTCATGTTGATGAGACATGTTCATTCATCCTCTGTATCAAAGTTTTTCCTGATATCGTCAATGATGCTTATGGATTGTTCAATACCTTCCGCAACACCAACGGCTTTCATATATGATTCAAAGTCGGACATCCGACCATCAACCATATTATTCGCGATTGTCAGCTTCTGCTCTCGGAGTTTCGCTTGGATCGTTTTCAGTAGATCGTTCACTGTCATTTGATAAATCCGTAATGATTTTCATTGAAACACCAGTCACGTGGACTTCAACCACATTTCCTTTCTCATTTTCTTTTTCCAGCACGACGGACTTTCCCCTTTCTGCTAGAGTTTTTCATGACCCTTTTTCTGTTTCTGGCTTGAGCACGCTTGACCCTTTTTCTTTCAGAGCCTCGCTTCATAACCAAAGAAGGGAAAGAAGAGCGGTTCACGACTTCTTCTTCTTCCCACCTTTTTTAAGCAGATCTGCATCTGCTTTTCTTGCACCACCTTTGCCAGTGGCGAAAGACCTTACACGACCAATAGCCCAAGAAGTCGGAGTTTGTCCTGGGCGAGAGCCTGATGAATAATATGCACCCATGCCACGCTTGGCTACTTTGCGCAACTTAGCTTTTGAGAAGCCAGATGATTTGCTATACTTGTCGATAGCAGACTCAAGGCTTCCACCTTTTTTCTTTTTACTTGCTGAGCTTTTTGCGTCTTTTTTCGCTGGCTTTTTTGTAACTTTTCGTGACATTTTTGGATCTCCTTTTTGCAATCCTCTCCATCTCTGCTTTGGTCAACTTTCCTTCACGATATTTTTTGGCTGTGCTTTTTATCTCTTTTTCCGCTGCCTTTTTGTTTTTGGCACCGCGAACATACTTAACATTTACACCACCCTTAGTTTTGGGTTGTTTCTTGAACTTGCGCATTTGGTCCAACTCCTTCCAGTGCACCTGTGGCAGCTATGCCGCCGACACTTAAAACTTTCATCAACTCGCCAAGCGTGCCAACCTTATTTGGACTTCCTGTGGACATGCCACTCATCTCTGAAAAAACTCTAGCTTCTGGGTCAACATTTCTCAACAATTCTTCTGACCCAAAATCAATTCCACCATATTTGCCACCAGGATTGTAATCCGAAGGAACCATGCGAACAAGAGATTTTGTTTCGCCAAGTCTGGCGAGTGCTCGATTCCGATGACGACCATCATGACCCGTAATTTGAACGATGTCGTCAAGAGGCTGAAACTGCCTCATGAAAGGCAAGTCGTCCAAAGGAACACCTTCTTGAATTTGGTCATAGTATTGTTGGACTTTATCCGATATCATTTTTTGAATGAATGGATCCTTTGTGTCCATGTTTGCAGCAAGTTGTCGAAAGTTGTTTGGATTCATAACAACCAAATCAGACTTGCCAGCTTGGGCTTCCTTCATGACATCAAGAATGTCGGAGTCCTTCTGACGAGGCAAAAGATCTCTCGACTCCATAGCAATCTTTTCTGGGTAATCACCAATAGACTCTCGGACTTCTTGAGTTGTTCGACCAGTTTTGCGAGCCATGCTCTCAATAAAGTTTATGGCTTGTTCAGTTGCCTCTTGGGCTATTTTTGAAAATGCACCCATCAGTCCGAACCTTTTGCTGCATCTTTGATTATGTCTGCACCACCCATAAACTCCGAATCAGCAAGGTCAGCCAAATCATCAATGGTTGCGTTCGGGTTGGTTTGTTTTAATTCTTTGAGCATTGCATCAATGTCTGATTTTTCAATAACATTAAGTGCGTCGTCTCCAACATCACTCATCAGATCTTTAATCCTTTGAGAGCCAAGAACTGTAAAATCTTTTGCAATTGGCGGTGCAACTTGACCAGTCACAGCAAGTGCACCAATAGGGGAAACAGCGATGCCTGTGGCTACATTCCTTCTTGTCATGTCAACAGGAGTGTCTGCAGCTTTATTCATCAAAGAACTTAAAAAGCTGCCCACTGGTTTGGTTATGGCTTTGGTCAAGGGATAAGCCTCAAGGGTGCTGAGTGCTAAGCCAACTGTCGGAGCAATATAGTCGGTAGGTTTTTCAGCCACAGAATAATCCCGAAAAGACTCGTCGCCAGCGAAAACAACGCCAGCAGGAGTAAAATCAAGAACACCCAAAGAACCCAAAATGCTGTCAGCATTGGGGCGACCAACAAGGTCACGAGCAGTGTCAAGTGCATAATAATCTCCTAAGCCTAATTTTTCAAGACCACCAGCTATCTTGTAAGCAGCACGATCCCGCAAAGTCGGCTCGTATGGGCGCAACTCAGCATTGTCAATAAACATTCCCTTTTTGTCCATCAGACTTGACCTCCAGACAATTCATCAGCCAAAACTTTAAGAGTCTCTTGAAAGCCTTTGTCTAGCTTTTTGGCAGCCATGGCAAACTTGCGAGGACTCAAATCAGAAGAGGTGAGTCCTCTGCGCTCAAGGAAACTCTTGGCAGCGCGGATCTCTGCATTAGCAACTTTTTTAATCGCTGTTTTGGCCATTAACCACCTCCAATGCTCCACACCTTGCTAATGTTGCTGAATACAGGCATCATTTCACAACCTCTGGTTTGGTTCTTGCTTTCAATACATTTTCTAAGTTTGAGATTTCTTGACGCACTAGAGACAAGGCTTCTGAAAATCCTGGCTCGCCTTCCTTGCTATCTACATATCTTTGCAATGATTTTATATCTTCTCTCAACATCGGGACAGTCAAATTGTCTTGCTTAAGAACATCCAACTCTCTCAAATCTTTTTGCTGGCTTTGTATGCTTCTAAAAATTTCTGGTGTCATTTCTTGCCCAGGACTTAAAACATCATACACTGGTCCATCAACTTGCATGATATTTCCTGCATCATCACGCCCATAACTAAACTTTTCTGGCGTCCCTTTTCGCCTAATCATTCCGAAGGGCATATTCTTCAATGCACCTGCATCAACCTCAACATCTGGCAAAGCACCCAAGTCTTGACCAGACTTATTTGCAATGCTTCTTAAAAGATCTAATACTTCGAGACCAATTTTTTGAATGACAGCCATAATCACCAAGCCTTACACGACCAATAGCGTGCCTTTGTTTTTGGTCCAGGATTGTCACAATTGTGCCGTGAGCGGAAGTTGCTTCTGCGACCTTTTTGATTTTTCTTGATGCGCATGTTCGGGTCGCCGAAAGTTACGCGCTTTACTTTCTCGCCATCTTTTACGTAAACAACTGATTTCTTTTTGCCATAAGACGGCTCGCCTTTGCCGATTCGACGAGGCTTGTTGAGAGTAACTTTACGACCTTTGTATGTTGCCATTACTTTTTATGAACCTTTTGCACCTCAAAAGATGCCTTTTTGCTAGCACCTTTATGCGGTTTATAACCTGTTGGTGGATTTTTCATTAGCTTATAACCTGAACCAGATTTCATCCAATGAAAACCTTTGGGTGCTTCAACTGCTTTTTTTGCCATTTTTCTTTTCCCTTTCAATAAATCGGAGCCTGCCTTTCTGGCTCCTCCTTTACCACTTCATGCTTTCTTTTGGCAATCCTTGTTTGAAGACTCTTTCTCTTCTGTTTTGCCTGTCTTTCATACTCTCGGTATTTGTTCAATCGCCCTTGATATTTGAATATTACCTTGGACTCACTCATGCCGATATTAATAATCTTTCATCGGCATAGGTGAGCCGTGCCCAAGCAGTTCGTCCATCATCTCATGAACCGAACCACCATCGATTTTCATCACTTTGACTTTCACGTCGGACTCTTCTGTTTCGTCTTCCATGCCGATTCCGTATTCAACTTGCTGACAGAGCAACAAAAAATTGACAAGCTGTTCGTCGCTCATCTCAAGACCTTCAGCATCATGCTGAAAACCCATTTTCTCTTGAAACAGTTCTGCTGCTTCTGTAAGATTTTCTACATTGAGTTCCATTTTATTCTCCTCTCAAAAAATTAAAAATTTATTCCAGCAAATCTGAAGTTTGGGTTAATATCAAAAAGACTTTCCTGCCGCTCTTCAATACCGTAATGATATGCTGCTTCTTGCTCATACCTCTTATCATAAGCTTCTGTGTCAGCATCAAATGTTTTTTGGTCTTTGTATTTAGACGGATCGGGCTTTTTAAGTCCAATTTTTTCAGCGTCAAATGGCGTGAAGCCTTCAGGTACTTCAAAGCCAGAAGGCATCTCTGGACGTTCATAGCCTTTGTTCAAACCAAAATACATATCGTAGTTTTTGATTGCTTCGGGATATGAATAGTAATCCAGACGGAAACCTTTCTCACCAGAGATGTCGCCGAGAAGTTTGTATGCCCCAGCTTGAGCTACAACATTGCCTTCAGAGTCAATGAATTGCCCTGTGTCTGGGTCAATCAGAACTTCACCTTTGAACTCTGAGTCTGGGTTGTAAAACTTTTGCATATAGGTGGGCAACATATTATAAGTTGTTGGACCGACATTGCGCTCTGCCATGACGCGATATTCTTCAAATGGTGCTTTGATTGGGAACATGTCAAGCACTTCAATATCGCTTGTGGGAGGTGCTGCTTCTTGTGTTGTGCTGGTGGTGGGAGGTGCTGCAATCATTTGAGGATCTGCCATAGCACCTGCTGCTCCAGTAGGTGAAGTGCCACCAACGCCTCCCAATCCATAAATAGAATTTGCAAATTGTTCAGAAGTCATTGTTGGCGTTTGGTTTGTGACATCTGCTGGGGTTGCATCTGGTAATATTGCTGCATTGGGAAGTGGCGTTGGATTGAATGTTACCCCTGAGAGGTCAATGCCTGAAAAATCATAGTATGCAGGGATTCCTGTTTGCGGATCTGGAACTCCCGCGCCACCTGCTTTCTTCAACATTTGGGCTTCACGAGGATTGATGTATGCCAAAGAATGTGGTTGACCAGCAATCATTTTTGTTTGGGGTGGTTGTGACTGTTGCATGGCGGAAACAACTCTGCCAAGTGCACCCACATCGCCAGCACCCATGCGCGACCGAATCTCTGCAACTTTATTCATCAAATAATTTTGCATTGACTGATTACTTGTTGGGTCGGGTTGAGTAGGGTTTTGACCGCCCATTGGCATGGGTGCTGGCATCTGGTCTGTATTGGGAGGGATACCTTGACCAGAAAACGCTGTTGGGTTAACAGGGACAGCATTTGCTGCATTTTCAATCTCTTGCTCAGAGACGACTCTGCTAATCATTTCATCAGATGTTTCCATCATTCTTTCTCATCTCCATTTCTAGCTTAGCTGCATTCTTTTCTCTTTCGAGTTGAAGATCTGCTTCAAGTTTTGCTACCTTTGCTTCTAGGTCAGCTTGAGTCTTGGCTCTTTGAACCTCAAGGTCTTGACTTGCTTTGGCTTGGTCAATTTGAATGTCGGACTGTGCTTTGGCTTGGTCTGATGCAATCTCTGCTTGAGTCCTCTGTTGAAGTGCTTGTGCTTCAAGCTGCGCAAGTTGTTGGGCATATTGTAAAGGATTCTGTTGTTGTTGGCCAGCGATGGCTGGTATGGGCTGCATTTGCTTGGCTTGCTGAACCACTTGGGCAGCACGCTTGGAAATTAACATATCTGCATTCGGATCCATGTCTTCGAACTTGAAATCTTTGTCGCGGATATTTGGCATCGGCAATGGGATACCGACACTCGACTCCATGCGTTGGCGATATAACAATGCAACATGCTCAGCTATGTGGGCTTGAAGGATCGGTATCAAACCTTTGACTGCTGGGTTGGCACCTAACGATGGATCTTTTAAGAACTGCATATGAACAGCGATGTGTGCTTCATGGTCTTGCTCTGGGAAGGCTCGTATCGGCTTGCCATACATGATGCTCATGTTCTCATCAATTGGGTCAAGGCGAGAAGCTTCTTTTGGCTCTTTCAAAATCTCATTAATGTTTGGGATCCTGATTGCTTCATACATTCTTTTGTAGGCTTCATACATGTCATGAAGTTGCGGGGCAGAGCGAGCCATTTCAAGTATGGCTTGTGCTTGGGCGATGCGTTGTGCTGTGCTGAAAATGTTCGGGTCGCTGACTGGTATGATGTCAATGCGGTCATTGAAGTCTGCGGCAAAAACTTTTTGCGAACCACCAGAAACAGCAAAGTTAAATGACTCCGGAAGATGCTCTGCATTCAAACCAGCAATCAACTTGAACTCTTGACCTTGAGAGTAATGCATGCGCTTGTGGATTGCTGAGAAGGCTTTGCTGCCCTGCTCAATCAAAGCTACAGTTGAACCAACTGGTGCATTGGGGTTGACATCACCAACATTCATGTCCGCAGTGCTGGCAAAACGCTGGCCAGCCTGAACAACAAAGCCCATAAGCTGAAACAATGTGCCGCTTGGCTCTTTGAATGGGAGAGGCATGACTGCTTTGTTTACATCATCAACTGTCGCATCAAGGTCAACAAACTCTCCAGGGTTGACATCAATCTCGCCACCACTGACTCTGCCTTTGAGTTTGAAGCCACCTTGCATATTTGCAAATGCAGCTGAGTCAAGCAATGCTCTCAATGCACCTGTTGCTGCTTTGCCTAGCCCACCAATCATGTGATAAAGCCCAAAGCCATAAAAGCCAACTCCAGGAAGGAACTTGTAACTTACGAACCAGTCGCGTCTGTGATTGCGGTCGTCACCTTCTTTCCAATTTCTGCGAACACTTACTATGTTCTCATTTTCATAGTCGATGGTGACAACATAAGGCAAATTTACTTGCGTCTCGTCGTCTGGGTCGTCGGTCTGGTCATCAACATCTGTAAATGTTTCGTAGACGTGCATCTCAAGCAATGTTACAACTTCGTCATTGATGTCGTCCGCATACTGGTCAACACCTTCAATGGTCGCTGTCACGTCGCCTGATGGGTCAACCGATTCGCCAGAGGATTCAATTGCATTATACCAACCAGCCTGAACATAACGATTGTAATCGTTTCTGGGCAATCGGATAACTTGTGTATACCGAAGAGCAGAGGAAAGGTCACGGCTTTCCGGAGCGACAACAAAATCTTCAGCTTTGACAAATTGGGAGCACTGGCGATCTTTGTCCTCGTCCCACCAGACCTTTTTGAATGTGTGACCAACCAGAGGAAGGTGAAACAACATCTGATCAAGATCTGGGAAATACTCAGGCATCTCTTGTGTGATTTGATAATTCATGAAATCACGAACACGACGAGCCTGCTCTTCTGTTTCTTCGTTTGGCTCACCGACAATGACTGTTTTTACTGGACCACCAGAAGGGTAAAGTTCTGCTATGGCTCGTGCATTGAATTGAGTTGCTGCTTCGGAGATGAGTGGGTGAACCACTGTGCTCAGTCCGCGTGTCGCTCGCTCATCTTCTGATTCATCAAGACCACCATCAGGGTCAAGTGTCTTGAGCCCATCTTTGTAACGCATCTCCCACTCTGCTCTGGCAGCACGATCGGTCTCATACATCCGCACAAGGTCATCAGCCTTGCGACCAAGTTCTCTCGCGTCAATAATGTCAACTAAGTTTGCATCAAACTCTTGAGGTGTTGTTTCAACAAGGTCAAGCATCGGGTCGCCAACGAGGACTTCATTCTCATTCAATTGTTCAACTTGTAAGTCGTCTGCGGGTGCACCATCAGCAAACATCGGTGCGACATTTTCGTTGGTGATAGGATCCTCAGCCATACAAATTTATCCTCTTTCTTGGAAAATCGTCATCTTCCTCATAATCGTCGGAGTGTGTAACAAACCAACCTTTGCGTAACCTTAACCAAGCCTGAGTGCAAGTGTCTACTATATCGTCATTATCACCTGCTGGAAAGGCAGCACATATATCTATTAAATTTTTAGCCCATTTTCTGTTCGATGGAAACCAAATTCTTCCATCTTCTAACAATGCGCTACTTGCATGAGCACGTGCTTCTTTGTCTCTGTCAGGCATATACTCGATTACAGGGATGCCAGCCATACGTAAATCTTGCAATAAACTTTGCCCAGAAGCCTTCTTCTCAATCAATACTGCATCTGGGTCATACTCATAATATGCTTCTTGAGCGATGCGCCTGAGCTCAGGATAACTGACTCTTCCATACCACATGTCCATTGCAATTGCATTTATTTGACCATTCCTGCGGAACACACCCCATGTTGTGCGAGCAGAGTATGATGTTTTTTCTTTGGTCGAAAATGCAGTGTCCCAAGACTGAAGAACATATTCAATCTCCGGAAGATAATCGTCCTCCCATGGCTCCCACCACTCTGCTTTCAATATGCCACCACCTTTGGGCATTGGTCGCTGTTGTAACTGACCTGCCGATGCATAACTGCCAAGCGACCTCTCAAGATTGCCAAGTGTGCGTTCGTCAATGCGCGATGGCCAAAGCAACTCGCCTTCATTTGTTCTTGGGTCGGAGAAGTTTAGTGAAGAGTAAGATGGCGTCGGATGACCAATCTCATAACGAGCAGGCAAACACAAATGATCCCAGTCCTCAAATTCATTGGCCAATATGTGTCCTGTCAAATCATTCTCGTGAACACGCTGCATAATAATAATGAATGCACCTGTGCGTGGGTCATTGAGACGAGTCTGCATTGCTTGGTCCCACCACTCAAGGACAGAGGTTCGAACTGTTGAGGACTCTGCTTCACGAACATTGTGCGGATCGTCAATGACAATAATATCACCACCCTCACCAGTAAGTGCACCGTCCACAGAAGTTGCTATCCTGTAACCAGACATGTCATTCTCAAAACGCTGCTTCTGATTTTGGTCTGTTGTCAAATTGAATGTTTCCCCAAAATGCGCTCTGTAAAAATTTGAGTCAATCAACCTACGACATTTGACAGAGTCACGCACCGATAGTGATTGAGCGTATGAAGCGAACAGAAACTTTTTTGATGGGTCAACTGTCCATGCCCATGCTGGCAATGCGACTGCAACAGCAATTGATTTCATGTGCCTTGGGGGAACATTTATTATCAATCTTTTTATGTCGCCTTCAACAACTGCTTGCAAATGTTCGGAGATTGCATCGATGTGCCAGTTGTCGTGGAAATCACGTCCTGGCTCAATCGTGTTCCATGATTCGGTGAGGAAGTGCTTCAAACTCCTCCTCATCTTCTCCGCTTTCACTTGCGTCAATGATAGCGTGTTCAAGAACTCTTTCAATTGCTGTGAGGTCATTGTTGCTCAGCTTGCTGATGTCCAGCACCCTTCTTTCTTCAACTTGGGCTTTAACTTCAACTGCCTTCAAATCAGGCACACATTTCCCAAGAAGTGTTTTGGCAGCCATAATCCTTAGCTCAGGATCGGCTCCGATTTTGCCCAGATGTTCAACCGAACCATCTTCGGACTGCGAATAAACAGGGAATATCTCTTTGCCTGTCATGACACTTGTCAAAAAGCCAACAGGATCTGCTTGACCCATAATCCAGTTGATTGTTGCATGGTGATTCCATTTGTATGGCTTTGTGCGTGGCTTCTTTTGATTCTTCATTGGCTCAACTGATTTGAATTTGCCATCCCACATCTCTGGCTTAACTGGTGGTCCATCGTTCACTGGTCTTTGAACTTGAACTTTAGCTGCTCGTCTTTTGCTGCTCTTGTTGCGCGTCTCTGAAGGCACTTTTGATACTCCAAACTGTTGAATTTCCGTATCAGGAAACAAAATAACTGTCAACAATTATGCTTGACTTTTTACCAAAAAGCAAGAACAAAACGTAACAAATTTCTGGCAAACAAAAGACCAGAAAACTTGACTGCTTTATCGATAGTCTCATTTTCTGGCCAATAAATGTGTCGATTCGTTTTGAAGATTATTTTGTTTCTTCCTCCTCATCTTCAAGCTTTTTCTGTTTCATTTCTTTCAGCTTCTGGTTCATTGCTCGCATATGATGTTGACCAGTTGCCAGACCTCTGAATGGTCCAAGCAATGAACAAATTTTGCAAATGACATCAGCAAGAGAACTCGAGACATAAATCACCTCAAGCGTGTCATCAACTTCTTCTCCGCAGATTTCACAGGTGGGCTGAATTGCTACACTATTGTATGTGTCCTTCATCCCAGATGCCCTCCTCAACTTCATATGGAACAAAAACGCAATCATATGTGCGCCAAGTCCCATCGGCAAAATATTCTACCTCACCACAACCAGAAAGCCATTCGACAATCAAAACAGCAATCAATGTTCCGACAACAGCCATGGCTGACATCTCAAGAAATAATTTCATAAATTTAACTGCCATGACTCACCCCACTGCCAATGCTGATATTCTGCTGAAGTCAATGCAGAGATGTTTGTTGCCATTCCGGAGCCAAAGTGACTCAAGCTTGAAACCTCTCGCCTTTTCAACTTTCAGCATGGGGTGACCATCTTCTTGCCACTTCTTGTATATTGGCGGAAGTATGTCGTGAGCAGTTCGCCCATGTGTGATGCGGACAGTCATGCCCGCACCCAACATATTTTCGATCCATTCGAGTTTGTCTTTTGCATCCATACTCATGCCACCCTCCTAAAAGTTGTAATCATGAAATTTGTATGGCTCTTGAGAAAGAGTATGGCGACCATAGCAGGACTTCCACCCTTTCTTGCCCAAGCGCATGCGGACAACTTCTGCTTCCGGAGCAGATCTGTAGATCCAAGTTTGCTCGCCTTGATTGATGCAGTGACCAGCGAAGCCTCCAGGAACAAACTCTGGAGCAAAGTCTTCGTCTCTTTCTGCAATCATCGGGCGAACTTCAATGGTCTTGTCGGAAACAACCCGAACAATCTCAAAAGGCTTGCAGTCGGAAAACATCTGCAGGTTAGCAAACTCATAATCAATTGCTTCAACTTTGAATGTGTGAAGGATTGTTCCGAGTTTGGTTTGGTCAACTGCGGAGAGTTTTGTTATCGCGTCTTGGGCATCTTTCTCATTTGAAAAAGAAGAGCCGCGCTCAGCAGAGATTGAGTCGTAGATTTTGCCACGCTGAACAGATTCCTCAACATTGACATATTCTTCACCGAAGTCCATGATTTCACCTTCATGAGTTCTCATGGTCTTGGTGGTCTTGATATAAAAAACAGTATACATATTTGGTTCCTTTCTCAGTAGCGCAAGAGAGCCACCTCTCTTACTAATAAGATTATCTCTTATTTTTTCGGAAAAGGCAACAAAAAAGTAACACCGCAACAAAAAAGTTTCCAGACTCTGGTTTCGGTTTCCCCAGACTTTTGAGACTGGTTTCGCCAGCAATCTCCTGTAATCCTTGAACATTTCACAACCCGAAACCAACGAAACCACAAATCAAGAAATTTTTGCGATTAAAATTTTTTTCTTGAAATATTTTCCTTATAGTAATAAGAAAAATCACCGATAGTCGTCTTCTTTGAAAAATTCTTCTTGCCTCGGCAACCGACTTGGGGCATAGTAAGCATACTTGAGAAAGGAGCCAAATGTTGAAATGTGTCAACTGTAATTCAGTCGAGCTGACCAAAACCAAATCAACACAGACCGCAGACCATGTAATATGCAACTACATCTGCGCATCATGTGGCATAGAATTCACTGCAGTGATTGGGGAGGTAAATGAAATGACTGAAGAGATTGTGTTGGCTGTTAACGATTCACTGAATGAATCAATTGACCCATTGGCAATTGTTCACATCGATGATGAAGATGATGACACAGACCACTGGACTGCTCTTGCAGGATATTTTGACGCCAAGCTTCTGAAAAATTGAGAAAGGATAATTATGCCCAAAGTATTCGTAGTCAACCGACCAATTGAAAACAAGTTCGGTTGGACTCCAGATTTGTCTGACGCCAGTCGTTATGGTTCGCTTGAAGTAATTTTTGAAGCCAACGACAGACCGCAGTTCCTTCCTGGACCAGCAGTTCAAAAGGCACGTCGGATTATGAAGGACTTCGGACCAGAGGATTATATTCTTTGGCCAGGAGGTGGTGACCCAATCGCTGTCATGATTGCATGCATGATTGCCAGCGAGCAGTCACCAATTGTACGCGTTCTCAGGTGGGAGCGCAATAACGAGCAAGGTGAAAGGGATCGCCGCAAAGGGTGGTATATGCCTGTAGCCTTGGAACTGAGAAAGGTAGATAAAGATGAGTATCAATCTGCTTGAGGATGTGGCACCAGCATCCAACGAACTTGGTGCAGTCGCTGACCTCGCTCAAAAGATGCACGATCTCGAAAATGAGATTGTGGATCTTGAAAAGCAAGTGAAAGCAAAAAAGCAGGCTTTGACGCAAATAGCCGAACAGGACTTGCCTGACCTAATGCAAGAACTGAACATAAGAGATTTCACTCTTACCAATGGCGCAAAAGTCGAAGTCAAAGAAGTAGTGTCTGGTTCAATTCCATCCAACTCTGCAATCGACAGATGCAAAGATGACATGGACAAAGCAGGCATGCAACTTAGACAAGAGCAGTGCTTTGATTACCTACGGGAACAAGGTGCTGGCGCACTCATTAAGAGCAATGTCGAAGTTCAGTTTGGTCGTGAAGAAGACGACCAATGCAACCAGTTTGTGAAAGAATTGCAAGACCGCAAAATGTTTTACAAACGCAACATCGGAGTGCACCCTGCCTCGCTCAACTCTTACATCCGTGAGCAGTTGGAAGCTGGCAAGAACATTCCCCACGACCTTTTCAAATTGTATGAAGGTCGTAGAGCCAACATTAGGAGGTAACTTGAAATGGCTGAAACGAAAAAGACTGAGGTCGCTGAAAAGAAGGCGACTGCCGTAACCAACGCAATCGATCCATCCTTGCTGCTTGAGGACGCTGGCACAGCTGCCGAAAACATGACGCAAGATGACATGATGATTCCCCGCATCTCAATACTGCAAAGCATGAGCAAGCAGCTGATTGAAGGCAAGCCCGAATACATTGAAAATTCAAAGGCTGGTCAGATTTTTGAGAATGTGGATAAGTCAGTGATTGATGGCAAAAAGGGCATCACAGTTGTTCCTGTGAGTTATCGCAGAGCATATGTTGAATGGTTGCCCGACCGCAAAGGAATCGTCACAGACCATGGATCTGATAGCAAGTGTCTTGAAGGTTGTGAGAATGTCAAAGGCATTCACATTACCCCAGATGGCAATGAGATTATCACCAATGGTGAATATTTTGTTTTTGTTGTGAACAAAGATGGATTTTATCCTGCACTCATTTCTATGAACAAAAGTCAATTGAAAAAGTCCAAACGCTGGAACTCAATGATAAATCGTTTGAGCATCCCACATCCGAATGGAAATGGCTCAATCAATCCAGCAATGTTCTGGACATCATACACTTTGACGACTGTCCCAGAAAGTAACGACGACGGACATTGGTTTGGGTGGGACATCAAAATGATGTATGACGCACAGTCTGGTGGCATCCTTGAAAATCTGCCCAATGGCGCAGATATTTATATGGCTGCTCGTGATTTCCGTCAGCGCATTGCTGACAACCAAGTCCAAGCAACACCTGAGACTGCTGATGAAGAATCCGACGCAGAAGTAATGTAGTCGGTTTGGGGAGGTGGTTCTCCTATGCCACCTCCCCTTTTATTCTTTGGAGGCAATCATGGACAACATAAAAAGATTTATGGACTTGTTCCGTGGCTATGAGTTGGCACATGGACAATACAGAGTCCAACAAGAAGAAGCAGACGGAAAGATGTCTGGGCGTGCACTGACACTTAGCGAACCAGCAACAAAAGTCCACTACTCTGAACACCTTGAAGGTAAAGATTATATCCTCGGCATCATTATGTTGAGGCAAGACAACTCATGCAATTTTGGGGTGATTGACGTTGACATTCGTGGCGAAGTCAAACTGAAGCACACCCTTGAAGAATTAGAAGAAAAGATTCGTGAAACTCCATTGGTGATGTGCCGTAGTAAGTCGGGTGGTGCGCACCTTTATTTATTTTGTGAACCAGCTATTGCAGCCATTGATATGGTCAACAAGCTGAATGAATTTGCGGCATCTCTGGGCTATGGTGGGGCTGAGATTTTCCCCAAGCAAATAACTCGTGCCAATGAGCGTGACAGAGGCAACTGGATAAACCTAGCATATTGGGGTGGTGACGAATCTGAGCGTTATGCAATTCATGAAGGCAAAAAACTGAAGCTGAAAGAATTTTTGGATCTGGCTGAGAAGAAGCGTGTCACCTACGAACAACTCGAAGCATTCAAGCCAGAGTTGATAAATTTATTTGACGATGGACCACCATGCCTTCAACACATAATGACAATGGGCTTTCCAGAAGGTGGCAGAAACATTTCTTTGTTCAATGTGGGCGTTTATTACCGCAAGAAAAATCCAGACGATTGGCAAGAAGACCTCATGCGTTTCAATTATGAGAATCTTCCTGAACCACTTCCCAGTGGTGAGGTCAATGGACTCATCAAATCAGTTTCAAAAAAAGATTACGCATACACATGCAAACAATCACCTATTTGCAACTACTGCGAGAAAAACAAATGCAAGACTCGCCAGTTTGGAGTTGGAGGAACATTTTCCGGAGTTGCCATCGAAATATCTTCAATCACCAAATATGAAACTGAGAACAGATCGTCAGTGCGTTGGTATGTTGAAATTGGCGGCGAGCGCATTGAAGTGACAACTGAGCAAATGCTTGACCAGCGCAAGCTGCAAAAACTTTGTGTTGAGAAGTTGAACAAATGCCCCAATGTCATGCCAGCAGTTCAATGGGAATCTCGAATCAATGAATTGTTGAATACTGTTGAGGTGATTCAAGACCCAGACGATGCCAGTCCACAAGGACAATTTGAAAAGATGCTTGACTCATTCTTGACAGGCAAAGTCCAAGCACGCCATCGTGATGAGATAATGAATGCCAAGCCATGGCACGACACCGATGAAAGCAAAGTATATTTCCGCTCTGAAGATCTGTTCATATACCTTGAGGCTCGCCGCTTCAGATATCCTTCCCAGCACCAAGTGTGGTCATGGTTGCGGAATCTTGGCGGTGACAGAAAAACATTCCGAATCAAAAGTAAAGCAGTAAAAGTCTGGTCTGTTCCTGCTCCTGATTTCTTTGATGATGAGGATTTAGAATTGCCAACAAATGTTTCGGAGGAGTTTATGTAATGCCAACTTATATTTCAGGATTCGAGAAAAAATATATCAAAGAGATTTTTGATGAATTGACAGAACAAGATTTGTCAAATTTGATTTACGATATTGACCAGCTGACAGCGCACGGAAATTTCCCGACAAAAACATTTTTCAATGTTGATAGGCTGAAAAAATTTAGCAACAACATCAAACATTCAATAGACAAGAAAATTAAAAGCGCATGGAAAAAGAATGACATTTAGTGGTGAATACGAAAATTTTTACGAAGAATATATTGATTGTGACTTTTGTGGTCAGATGACTCGTGGTAGAGTTTACGATGATAAGCCCAACCAAGTTTACTGTGGCTCTTGCCATGGACTTTTGAGGTTGGTTAATGATGAGGTGGTGAAATCAAAATGACTCAATATATTTACATATTGGTGCTCTTTTCTGGTGTGACATTTAGTGCTGAGTCAGAAATGATGTTGATGGAGGCAGAGTTGAGGCTTGATGCTGTTTCTTGCATGATAAAGGCTCAAGAGATAAATTCAAAGGCGACTGATGTTGATTCAACATATGCTGCGTGCTTTCCTGTTGTTTGGAGTTTTGAAGAGGACATTGACCCAAATATTTTGAACAGAGAAGATGGCGTGAAATGAAGCGTGTGTCAATCATACTTGGACCACCAGGAACAGGCAAGACGACAACACTCTTACGAATTGTTGAGGATGCTTTGAATCGGGGAGTGCCTCCAGAGAGGATTGCTTACTTGGCATTCACCCGCAAAGCAGCATACGAAGCCCAAGAGCGTGCAATGGCACAGTTCGGTTTTGATGAGGATAGGTTTCCATATTTCCGGACGCTTCATTCTCTGGCATTCAAAGAGTTGGGCTTGCAGCGTGATGAAGTCATGACAGACTTGCACTATCGCAAAATAGGCAAAGCCATGGGGATCGAGTTCAAAGGCATCTACGACGAACAAATAGGTTTGCATACTGGCTTCGGTCTCGGCGACAAATGTTCAAGAGTTGACTCTTTAGCTAGGGTGGGATTGAGGTCTTTGGATGAGCAGTGGAGATATTCGAACACTTCTGATTTGAATTATCATGCAGTGCGTCAATATTCAGAGTCGTTGAAAAAATATAAAGAAGACAGTGGGCTTCTGGACTTTACGGACATGCTCGCAAAATACAATTCACCATTGCCTGTGGACATATGCATCATTGATGAAGCGCAAGATTTGAGTTCGCTTCAATATCGCATGGCAATCAAGGCATCCTCCCTCGCTGAAGAGATTTACATAGCTGGCGATGATGACCAAGCGATCTTTGGGTGGGCTGGTGCAGATGTGACAAAATTTTTGAGCCTTAAAGGTGACAAGCACACACTGCCTCAAAGTTTCCGAATCCCACGCAAAGTCCACAAGCTGGCTTTCAAAATCCTAAGCAGGATCCAAAATAGATATGCTAAGCCATGGTCACCAAGAACAGACAATGGACAAGTGGCATATGTTTCTGATGAACAGCAAATAGATTTTTCAAAATTAGGAACATGGATGCTTTTGTCTCGCTCAAGATATTTGATGACTCGGTTTGAGAAGTCTCTGCGCCAGCAAGGTTACGCATACAACAAAGATGGCAAGTCTTCTCTCGAATCAGATGAGACCGAAGCCATCACCAGTTGGGAAAGGTTGCGCAAAGGCGAGCCACTATCAGTCACAGATGCAAAGAACATATCGCAGTTTTTGCCCAATGAACCAACTCTTGAAAATCTGCCAATGTATTTTGTGAATGATTTGGGATTGACAACTGAACACCTCAACTTTAATTGGATGGATATTTTGAAGCGCATCAATGCGGAGGAGCGAGAATATTTGCGCTCTTGCTTGCGCAATGGAGAAAAGTTCAAAGCAAAGCCACGCATAACAATCTCGACAATCCACCAATCCAAAGGTGGTGAAGCTGACCATGTGGCTTTGCTGACAGACATGGGAAAATTAAGCTGGGAGCAATCTCACACAGACGAGGAAAATAGAGTATGGTATGTGGCAGTGACAAGGGCAAAAGAGTCGCTGCATTTAGTTGCGCCAAGGACGCTAAAAAATTATGAGATATAAACATTGGTTTTGGAACAGTTGGTTCATGATAAAATATTCGCAGCAATTGTCGAGATTCAAATCTTGGCTCTGGCACAAAATGTATAGCAGGTCATAACTTATTGATATCATTGAGAAAGAAAATGCTTTTCTTTTTGTGCAAAATAAGAGATAATAAAGGTGTCGGGAAAAGTTTCCCGCATTTGAGAAAGGAAATTAAATGACACTAGCAATTGACATCAAAGCAGGACGCCTGCTTAAATACACATCCCGTGAGGTTGCCCACAAAATGGGTAACGGCAGAATCCTGTTTGATTCAGCTGAAGAACTTTTGCAAGATCGCAATACAACAATGCATGTTTTGGTTGAAGCATACAATGCAAACGCCAAGCGCAAAATTGAAAGATTTGAAAGCAAAAAAGTTGGTTGTGAGCGAATCTTCAAAATTGCTTCAGACCTTGAAATTGAACAAACACCATTTAAGGAAAAAGACATGGAAAGCAAACCAGTGAAGGCACTTGGTGAGATGCTTCGCTTCGGCAAGAAGGAAACCGAACCACAAGCCATCAACACAGAAGCTGTAAATGACAAACCAGTCAGCAAACGCAAATCAAGCTACGCAGGCAAAATATTGAAGTCATTATGCACAGTCAACCCTCGTCGTGAAGCAACTCATGGCTTTCATTCAATGGGGATTCTGATTAATGCAGGTGCACCAATCAGTTTCGAATCATACATCGAGCAAGGTGGTCGCCTCAATGACTTGAAGTGGGACATCGAAAAAGGTCATGTGGAGGTTATTGACTGATGTTGATATATGGCGCAGGTCTGGCTGGACTCTTATCAGCTAATATGTTCCGGAAATTTTCGCCGACAGTTATGGAGGCGCAAAGCGATCTTCCGAACAACCAGAGTGCACTTTTGCGCTTCAGGTCTGACAGAGTTGGCTCGGCTTGCGCCATCCCCTTCCGCAAGGTTAGGGTGCACAAAGCAATCAAATATGATGGGCGGTTGACAACATCACCCGACCTTCAACTATCAAACATGTATTCTCAAAAAGTGACTGGTTCAATTTTGAGCAGATCCATTAACAACCTTGATTCAGTTGACCGATACATCGCTCCGCTTGATTTGATTCAGCGCATGAGTGTCGGCATAGATATTGAATATGAATCTGAGTTGACTATTGATTCAATCAACCTTCATAGGCAAGCATGGTCTTGGCCAGAGGAACCAATCATATCTACAATCCCAATGCCAGCTTTGATGAAAATTGTAGGCTGGTCAAACATACCTAACTTTCCGCACCAGCAGATATGGACGCAGACCGCAACCATTGATGAACCAGAGTGCGATGTTTACCAAACCATTTATTACCCCGACCCATTGACCGACCAATATCGCATATCAGTTATTGGCAATGTTGTAATATCTGAATTCATTCGCGAACCAACAACCAACACAGGCAAGCACACAATGATTGCATTGCGTGAGGACTTTGGCATCGCAGCTAATAAGCTGGTCAATTTGAAAAACTCAAGCCAGAAATATGGCAAGATCCGCCCAATTGATGAAGCACTTCGCAAAGAATTCATTTACGAGATGACGGAAAAATACAACATCTATTCTGTCGGCAGGTTTGCCACTTGGCGCCAGCTGTTACTTGATGATGTTGTGACAGACATTCAGCACATAGAGAACTTCATTAATCTCAGGTCAAATTATGTCCGAGAGATGCACAAGGTGAAAGAATGACTTTGAAGATGCTTTATGTGCTTTTTATTTTTGAGCACAGCGAAGGTCATGATATGAAAATTCATACTGCTCGCTGGTTTAAAAGTCCGATGGCTTGCATACAAAGAGCCATCAACCACAACTCCCATTCAGATGGGGATTTTGCGGCATGCATGCCGATAATTGGAGAAAGGAATGAAGATGAAAGTGGAACTTATAAATTGTACAAGTGATGCAGTTGACCTGTTGTTGTTCACCAAGAACACACGTTTGATGAACGACGACGATGCATACAAAAAGATTGAGGATTGGCCATGGGACAAGAAGCAGGATGAGTTGGATTATATGCTCAACACAATCCGATCCTCTTGGGAATTCATTGACTACACATTCAACATCAGAGATGTCAGTCGTGGATTTACCCATCAGTTTGTTCGGACTCGCCAAGCATCATATGCCCAACAGTCTCAGCGCACAGTTGATATGTCAGGCTTTGAATATTATACGCCACCACGTGTTGAAGAAAATCCAGAGGCATGGGTTCTCTACAATCAATGCATGGCAGCAATAAATGATTACTATCAGAAGTTGCGTGAGCACGTCCCAGCTGAGGATGCTCGCGGAATTTTGCCAACAAACATTTGCACCAACATCGTTGCCAAATTCAATTTGAGGACTTTGAGTGAGATGGCTAAGTCGCGCTTGAGCCCACGTGCTCAGGGTGAATATCAAGAGGTGTTCAAGAAGATGGTTGAAGAAATTGTCAAGGTTCACCCATGGGCTGAACCATTTTTGACACCAACTGAGTGGGCTGCCCCATCCATGGGCAAAGCACTTAACCCATAAGAGAAAGGAATCGTTATGGCCAAAAAAGTTAAGTATGATGATGAGACAATCATGAAAGTTATGGAGGACTATTTGTTCTCAGAAATGACAGTTACGGAAATTGGTAAGAAGCATAAAATTACCAAGAACCAAGTTAGCTACATCGTTTATGTTCGCTCAAAAGAGCGAGGCATTGGACCAGAAGCAGTCAAAGGTTATGCTGAGGTTGTTCAATATAATGACAGTTATGAGAAAGCTGCACGCAGAGTTGACAACATCGTGCGAGAGACAGATGGCATCTTGGCTCGCATAAAAAGACTTTTAAAACGCTTGGGCTTGGCGTAAAATAATCCCTCTGAGAAAGGAACAAAACAGATGAACATATTTTACTTAGATGAAGATCCTGTCATCGCCGCACAGTCTCATTGCGATGTGCATACATACAAGATGATTTCAGAGTCTGTGCTTATGCTTTGCAATGCGCACAGATTTTTGGATGGCAATGATTATGCTGATGAGGTTGGCATGTTCCCGATGGGCTATCAGCACCACCCTTGCTCCCAATGGGTAAGACAATCAGCTGCAAATTACGATTGGCTGTTGTTAATGGTAACCCAGCTGGCGCAAGAATATTACAAACGCTACGGCTCCAAAAAGAAAGAGCCAGTAAATCACAACCACGCGGCACTTATTCCTGCCCTTAATAAGTTTCCGGAAAATATCCCATATGTTGAATTCACAGACCCTCATCTTGGGATGCCTGAGGAATATAAGTGCGAAGATGCCGTCCAATCATATCGGAACTACTATGTTGGCGAAAAGATTGGTCGCATTCAAAATGGAACATACAAATTTACGGAGTCACCAGCATGGGCAAGCGCATAATCATTTCAGATCTCGACGGAACACTTTCAGACTATGGTCATCGTGTCAAGCACTGGAAATCTGGCGACTATGAAACTTTTAATTCTCTAGGAATGCAAGACACACCAATTCAAAATGTGTGCAATATATTGCGTGGGCTAAGAGATGATGAGACTGAAATAGTTATCATGACCGCCCGAGATGACAGTTACTACAACGACACAGCCAAGTGGCTGGTTTTGAATGAGGTTCCATTTGATAAACTAATCATGCGCCCCAAGGGTGACAAATCATCAGACGACGACTGCAAGCGCAAACTTCTCGAGAAGCACATTGACTATCAAGAAGTTTGGTTTGTCCTTGAGGACAGGGACTCAGTCGTTAACATGTGGCGAGGAGAAGGCTTGACTTGCCTTCAAGTCGCTTCAGGAGGCTACTAATGGGAATCAAGATAAACATTATTGGCAATGATTTAGAGATTGAAGGGGAAAAGGTTGCACGCATTTTTGATGTGCGACCAACTCTCAGAGATAAGCTGATTGAGATTGTTGACTTCTTCGAAGACTATGGCAATGATAAGATAGTTGACAAGATGGAAGAGCATTGGCAAAAAGGCTATGACGAAGGCAAGCAACATGGGCTTGAACAAGGAAGGCAAGAAGGTTATGAGGAAAAAGAATCAGAAGAAGCCGATTGATTGTATTGAGGATGCACTTGAGACATTCAAAGAGCGCAACAAAACATATGGCGATAATTATCTTCAGCACGGCAAAGTAATGATGGCTCTGTTCCCGAATGGTGTTGAATTGAAAACGATTGAACAGCACAACAGATTTGGAGTCGTCAATATGATTGTAGCCAAGCTGACTCGCTACGCTCAAAACTGGCCAGCAGGACACTTGGACTCCGTGCACGACTTGGGGGTGTATGCTTTCATCCTTGAGTCACTTGATTCAGGAAAATCCCAATGATTGTGTTTGATCTAGAGACCACAGGTTTGCCCAAAGCGGAAGGCTCTGACCTTGACATGCAGCCAAAGGTTATTGAATTTGGTGGCATCAAGATTGATGAAGATTTCAACGAGATTGACCGCATGGAGTTTTTGTGCAATCCTGGACAAGACCTTGACCCAGTCATCACAAAAATCACTGGCATCAGTGATGACATGTTGGTTGGGAAAAAGCCATTCATAGCACACTACAAAGATTTGTGCGATTGGTTTCTTGGAGAAAGCACGATGTGTGCACACAACTTGAGTTTTGACCGCAAAGTGTTAAGGTTTGAGTTAGAGCGCATTGATAAGATGACTTCATTCCCTTGGCCATACAAGCATGTATGCACTGTTGAGGTCGGGGAGAATGTTTGGGGTGTAAAGCGCAAGTTGTCTGAGATTTATGAAGAAGTCACAGGGCAGAAGCACATCGGTGCTCATCGCGCAACAGCAGACATTGAGGCAACGATTGAAGTTTTGAAGTGGTACAACAAAGAAGGTCACTTATGAAAGACATAGCACATGAGCGTCGTATGCGCAGAAAAGCGATACAAATGCAAAATGAAAGTCGGAATAGATTGTCAATGAAACAGGCATTGAGAGAGGTGAAAAGAAAATGGCAACAGCAGCAGTAGCAGGTGCACTGGGCTGGCTCATATGGTGGGTCATCAGCAATGCTTAATTTGAAAGTTCGCACGGAATATTCTTTCCGCAAAGCCTATGGACCACTTGACAAAGTTTTGAGCAATGCTCAAGGCGATGCAGTTGGGATATGCGACACTGGAACTTGGGGGCATGTAAACTTCAACAAGGCATGCAAAGATGCAGGCAAGAAGCCTATCTTTGGCGTTGAGATTGGAGTTGTCAATGACCCAACAGAGCGCACAAGGCAATCCGAATCAATGATGTCGTTCATTGCTCGCAGCAATAATGGCATGCGAGAGATATACGAACTGGTTACACGTTCAACCAGCAAACAAAACTTTTATTACATTCCTCGGCTCGGGTATTCAGATCTTTTCGACATATCTGACGATGTGATAATTTTCTCAGGAACAAACCCAAAATGGGGCATGCTCCCAGTTGCCAAGAAAGATTCTCTGTTCATTGAATTCAACCCGATGAGTTCCCGCAAGGCTCTTGAATTTTGCGAGGAAAAAGGCTTCAAGCCAGTTGCAACCAGTGACAACTTTTACCCATCTGTGCGCGACCGCAAGGCTTACGAGGTGTTGGTTGGTAGAGGCAGGACAGACCGCACCGCACCAATGCACATCCTAAACGAATGGGAGTTTATGGATGCTGTGCCTTGGGCAACAGAGGAATCAATCAAGAACACCCATCTCATCGCAGAGATGTGCGAAGTTGATTTGCCAAAAGCCAAGAATGTTTCATTCAACTCCCCGCAAAGTTTGCTTGAAATGTGCAAGGCTGGTGCATTGGCCAGAAACATCGACTTGTCTGATGAAGTGTATGCAGCACGCCTCAAGCGCGAACTTGATATGATTGCACAAAAAGAATTTGAGGATTATTTCTTTGTGATTGCGGACATGATTAGTTTCGCAAAAGAGCGCATGCTTGTTGGACCAGCACGCGGCTCATCGGCTGGCTCATTGGTTTGCTATTTGATTGGCATAACCGATGTTGACCCAATTGTTCATGATTTGCTGTTTGAGAGATTCATTGACATAACTCGTGAAGATCTGCCTGACATTGACATTGATTTCCAGGACGATCGCAGGGAAATGGTTTTTGATTACCTCAGGCAAAAGTATGGCTCGGAAAAAGTTGCACATCTCGGAACAGTTTCTCGCTATAAAGCCAAATCAACAATCGGCGAAGTTGCCAAAGAACTAGGCATCCCACCATGGGAAGTCAACGACCTCAAAGGTGCAATCATTGAACGTAGCACTGGTGACTCTTGTGCAGCATTTTGCATACTTGACACATTCAATGAATTGGATGTTGGGCGACAGGTGCTTGAGAAATATCCACAGATGAAAATCGCAGCTGAGATGGAAAACCATGCACGCCACAATGGGGTGCACGCTGCAGGCATCATCGTTACAGAGAAGCCTGTTCACCTTTACTGTTCAGTCAACCATCAATCAGGTGCAGCCCAGATTGATAAAATCGATGCGGAAGAGTTGAACCTGCTGAAGATTGATGCATTGGGTTTGCGGACTCTGTCTGTCCTTCAAGATGTGCTTGACCAAGTCGGTTGGAGTCGCGACCAGCTTTTGTATTATCCTCTTGAGGATGAGAAGGCATTTGATATTTTAAACAAAGAGCGATATGCTGGCATCTTTCAGTTTGAAGGATATGCACTTCAGTCAGTGACACGCCAAATGAAAGTGCACAAGTTCGAAGACATCGCTGCTATCACTGCTTTGGCTCGTCCTGGACCACTCAACTCTGGAGGCACAACCGAATATATCAAACGTCACACAGGAGCAGCACCTGTTGAATATCTTCACCCAATGACGAAAAAAATTACAGAGGTGACAAATGGCGTTGTTGTTTATCAAGAACAAGTTATGACGATCGCCAGAGATGTCGGCAAGCTGTCTTGGGAAGATGTGTCAACACTCCGCAAGGCAATGTCAAAATCATATGGCCAAGAATATTTCGACACCTTTTGGGAGAGGTTTAAAGTTGGTGCAGCTGAGAATGACATTCCGGAAGACCAAGCACAAAGGATCTGGGACAACATCAACACAATGGGCTCATGGGCATTCAATCGCTCTCATGCAATCGCATATGGGCTGGTCAGCTATTGGTGCTGTGTATTGAAGAGCAAGTTTCCTCTGGAGTTTGCAGCAGCATGCTTGCGCAATGTCAAGGACGATGAACAAGCAGTCCGTCTGCTCAGAGAGATTGTTCGGGAAGGTCACGAATATTCCCCTTACAACAAATTCAAATCAGACATCAACTGGTCGGTGCAAGATGGCAAGCTGATTGGCGGACTCATGGGCATCAAAGGCATTGGACCAAAAATGGCAGAGGACATTGTCATGCGCAGAGGATTGAAGCAGCCTTTGACACCTCGACAAGAAAATCTTCTCTCCACAGGCACAACACCATATGATGACATATTTGAATGTGAGCGCAGATTTGGTCACATGAAGAAAGACCCAGAGAAATATAAGATAGCCTCCAAGATTATTGACATCCAAGACCTTGATGCGGACGATCCTGGAACATTTGTTTTCTTCGGCAAATTGAAAGAGAAAAATTTACGAGACATGAATGAGACTGTCAACCTCGCCAAGCGTGGTGGTCGGAGAGTTGACCGCAACAACCTCTGGCTAAACATCACTGTTGAGGATGACACTGGTCCAATCATCTGCACCATTGGTAGATTTGATTACGGCAAGATGGGCAAGCAGATCGTTGAGGATGGTAGATTGGGAGATTGGTATTTGATAAAAGGCAATATCAAGCGTGGTTTCCGTAAGATTTATGTAGAAAAATGGCGTAAATTATAATAAGCCTTTGATATCATTGAGAAAGAAAATTGCTTTATTCAAAAATAATTGTTGCTTTCTCTGGGCAAATAAGAGATAATAATTATGTTGGGAGGAAGTTCTCCTAACACCACTGAGAAAGGAATTTATTGTGAAAAAAGATTTATTGAAATTATTAAACAACAGTGACGACAGTGCTTTGCGTGGCGACCAAGTTATAGACAGCGCATTCTTTGACTGTGAGAAACCAAAAGGCACTAGCCAAAAAAGGTTCGAGCAAAAGCTGGACACTTTTTCGGCAGAGTTTGGCAGAGACCTGTTTGACTTCAAAGCTCATGAAACTGGTGCGTTTGTTTTCATAAAGTTGTCTTTGCTTAACAAATTAGACATAACTTTAGAAGATGTTGGCTTTGAGCAATTTGAATTTGACTTGGCACAATTTCAGCTTGATAATGAAAATGAAAGCGAGCGTAAAAAGGCAGAGGAAGAACAAGCCAGACTTGATGCCTTGCGCCCTAATGCAATAGCAACTCAACAGCTTTTGCGTGGTGTTCACGGCGAGTTTGCTGAACATCTTACTCGTGCATTTTTAAGTGCTGACGAGGAGAACCAAGTCAAATTGCTCAATGAATTCTCCCGCGTTTTCAGAAAAGCAAACAAATTTGAAGCAGCTTAGTATTGAGAAAGGAAATTATTATGAATACTGAAAAACATACACCCAATCGCCGTGAAATTACTGACTGGATCGGCAACAAACGAATCACATGGTGTGGTCCATATGCTCTCGCTGTCGTAGCTGGCTGCAGTTACGAGAGAGCATATCAAACTGTCAAGCGCATTCGTCGCAAGCGTCATTGCAAAGGCATCACAGTCCCAAATTTCGTTAAGGGCTGCAAGGCTCTTGGCGTCAAGACCGAATATAAAAAGTTGGAGCGCAAGACCAAGCTGTCAAAGTTTTGGGACATGCACCTCGCACCCAACAAAGTCTATGCTGTGCACATCACAAAGCACTTCTTGATAATTGATACTCGGGACATGCTGACAATCGACAACCAAAACCCTGAGTGGATCCGGATGGAGTTGTCCAAGCACAAAAACAAAATGGTGCACGGATATTGCATCATTGAGAATCCTAAATTTGAACCCGAGCATGAAAACATGGAACTGCCTCTGGCTGCCTCTTCTTGAGGCAGTCAAACAGCTCAGAAAGGATTTTGAAATGTCAAACCCAACAGTAATTTTTATGGACAATGGCTTCCAACTTTCATTTTTTAACACAGATGGATCTTGGTCAGTGTCTGGTTCTGGCAAGTCTCAAATTGAGTTTGCACTCGTTGACGGAAGCGGCAACTTTGTTGATGTGAAGCGATGGGCTTCTGAGTTTGTCGGTGAAGATTATACCGACCAAGTTTTTACAACAGCCAATGGTTCAAGTTTGCTTGCCAAAGTTCTGGACGCCGCAAAGGAATATTGCGAGCAGACAGTTGAAATTCATTTTGTGGAGATTGATAAAGTGACACACATCGTTGATTTGGACAAACACGGAAGTGTCCAAGCCTACAAGAAAAGGTTTGAGGACGATGATGAGATTGATAGGTTCGGCGAATGAAAATAACAAAAGCATACGGCAAATACTGCACAGCCCACATTGATGATATTGACGGGAATACTATGCAACATATCGCTGGACTTCCTGGATTCAAAAAGTGGGTCGGGCGTGATTTGGTATTTGACCCGACTTCCGCAAACATTAAGCACTTGCATGAACGCTGGCCAGATGCAAATTGGGAGCCAGACGCACAACCGATCTTGGACGATTATATTCGGGCATTGAAAGAGTCCGAACACACCCTGTCTCACAAAGATGCCGACTTGCCTCTTGAGGATGATTACCACTTCAAGACCAAACCATTTGACCACCAACGCAAAGTGTTCTATCTCTCGCGTGACAAAAAGAACTTTGCACTGCTCATGGAGCAAGGCACAGGCAAAACAAAAGTAATCATAGACAATGCCGCATACCTTTACGCACAAGGCAAGATATCTGCGCTTGTTGTGATTGCTCCCAATGGCGTGCACCGCAACTGGCTCAGCAAAGAGTTGCCTGTTCATATGCCTGATTGGATGAATTATGCTTCTGCATACTATGCCTCCGGAATGCCCAAAAAGCAAAAGAGTTGGTTTGAAGGTGTTATGAGTTTTGAGGATGGGCTAAAGATTTTTGCATTCAATGTTGAGGCATTTGTTTCGCAGACAGCTGTCAAATATATGGAGCGGATATTGCTGAGCAATGATGCTATGCTTGTGGTTGATGAAAGTTCCCGCATCAAACATCCAGGAACAAAACGAACAAAAGCCATAACTAAATTTGGCAATCTCGCCAAATATCGGAGGATAATGACAGGCACTCCTGTAACAAAAGGACCAGAGGACATATACGCACAGTTTCGTTTTTTGGATCCACGCATACTTGGCTATGACAGCTTTTATTCTTTCCGAGCTAGATATTGCATCATGGGAGGCTTTGAGAACAAACAGATTGTCGGCTATCAAAGCATGGACGAGTTGATTACCAGCATTGAAGGTCATTCATTCCGCATTCTAAAAAAAGACTGTTTGGATCTACCCGATAAAATATACAAACGTCACCATGTTGACATGAGCCCAAAGCAGAAACAACTCTACAATGAGATGCGCAAAGAGTTTATCGCAGAGTTGGATGGTGAGCGCATTGATGCTCCGGAAACAATCACAAGGCTTTTGAGGCTTCAACAGATATTGTGTGGGTGGTTCCCGACCGAAACAGAGCCCAAGCCGATTGAAGAAAAGAATCCTCGCCTCATGGCTCTGAAAGAGATTCTTGAGGACATTGATTCAAAAGTAATCATATGGGCAAGATTCAAAGCAGATTTACGAGCAATCGAGAAAATTCTTGGACAACAAGCAGTTTCATATCATGGCGACGTATCCAATGACGACAGGGTGAAAGCTGTTGACAGATTCCAGAATGATGACAGCATACGCTATTTCATAGGTCAGCCTCAGTCCGGAGGAATAGGGCTGACATTGACTGCGGCAGACTTCGCCGTATATTATTCCAACAGCTTTGACCTTGAGGTCAGGCTGCAATCGGAAGACAGGTGCCACCGCATCGGCACCAAAAACAATGTAACATACATCGACCTCGAAACTCCGAGAACCATTGACTCGAAAATAATCCGTGCACTGCGTTCAAAGAAAAACTTGGCAGATGTTGTTACGAAAGACCCAATATCATTTTTCCTGGAGGAAGATAGTGAGTGAGAAAAACTTTTGGACATTAGTCAGAGGCTCATTGCCTTTAAAGATGTATCGTGTTGAGAACAAAGTCATGAAAGGTATGCCCGACATACATTATATTCGCAATGGCGAATCTGGATGGATTGAATTGAAGTATCTGCCTGAATGGCCAAAGACAAGAGTTAGCATTGGCTTGCGCCAGAATCAATCTCTGTGGCTTCAAGGCTATCGGAAGAAAAAAGGTAAATCTTGGATTTTGATACGCATAGGGCGTGCATATACTTGCCTGATAGATGGCAAAGATGCAGAAAAAATACACAAAAGACCTTCAAAGCAAGATTTTTTCAAAGTTGTTGTTTGGGCAAAAACAGGTAACATGACAAGAGATGATTGGGACGACTTGGCAGATGTTATCTCAAGCCCTTTAAGAAAATCACCCAAGCAATAAGGGCAATGGCAGAGCCAATCACAAACAGCCCAACAACGACCAGCTGAATTGTATAAATCAACTCTGCTCTTTTTTTCTTTGCCAGTGCTTCTTGCACCCTTCTTGATTTGCGTGCCTCAGCTTGAAACTTTTGCCAATCTTTCCAGAGTCCTGGACGACCAGACCATATCATAACTTGCTTCAATTGCTCTTCTTGCTCTTTTATTTTTTCAAGAGCCATGAATTCTTCCAAGTCTGTTTTGACTTGACCTCTTGATGATTTTTTGTCAGACCTTCTTTTGAGCTCTTCTTTGGCTGTGACAAATTTTGCTATTGCACTTCCAGCATTAGCTAAGTCTTGACCATTTTGAACACATTTTTTGATTACAGCAAATGCGGCGTTTGCGGCAGCTAGTTCAGCAAGCATCCTAACCAAGACCTCATCATTGCTGCATCGCCTCGATTATTTTTTGGCGAGCAGAAGGTGAAAGGTCTTCCGCAAGACCTGTTGTTTCGGCAGGCTCTTCTGAAACGACTGGTGGACGGATTGTCCCAGATATTGCAGAAGAAAGCAGAGGTCTGTTTCCCCTGTCAAGATATTGACGAGTTGCGTTAAGTGCATCAGATCTTGCACGAACACCTGCTGCAACATCAGCAATGTCACGACCAATGATTGGTATGAGTTTTGTATATTCAAGAAGTCCGGAGCGAGCCAAGCCAGACAGAATTGTGTAGCCAGAGCCAGATGGATTAAGTTTTATCTCAGCCCAAAGAGTTGGCATCACATCATTACGGAACTGCGCAATGCGCTTCAATTCTTCTGGAGAGAACAACTCATTCACGATGTGCTTTTGTTTCACGAAAATATCATCATAGTTGTTGACGATGTTTGTTCGGGTTACGCCAGATTTGCCTGACCCTGAAAAGGCTTTTTCAAGAACACCATCTTTCAGCAAAGCAATGACTTCACCATATTGCTCTTCAGGAAGTGATTGCTTCATCTTTTGTAGGACTAACTTCATTGATTGATTCGGGTTGAATTTGTTGTGACCGAAAAGTGCATTGGCGACTTGGCGAGGTGTATAGTTCGGGTTTGTCAACATCCCTAAAATTCTGCTGGCTGCTTTTTCTTGTGAATCTCTGCCAGTGGCTTTTCCTGTCAAGCCGATGTATGTTTTGTAAAGACCAGTAGCTTTCTGCAACTCATCAAGCACAGCTTGGTCGCCACTGATTAAGCCACGCTCAATGCCTTCAAAAACAGTCTCATCAACAATGCTTTTCATCCGACTAAGAGCCAAAGCCTCTGGACTGCCAGCTTGTGCAGACCTTGATGCAGCATTCAAACTTTTTTGATAAGCATGCAACTCTTTCAAAGGCATCTCATCAAGCTTGCCAGCATTTGCTTTTTTGAGCAACCCAGTCAAATAAGAAATCTCACCTTTGAGGATTGGCATGTTGTTCATCAGACGCTCTGTGATGCCTAACTCATTTAAAACATTCACTTGCCTTTCTGCCATATCAGTAACGCCTGCTGGACTCAAGATTGGTTGGTCAGGTGCGTCTCTGACTGCTTTGTAGCTTTCTCCTGCCTCGCTCTTGAGCTCCCCAGCACGACGACTGACGATTGACTGCGTCTCTTCAGCTACTGCTCCAGGAACATCAACTTGCCCTGTAACCTCTGGGCGACCAGAGCCAAATTCAGATTGCAACTTAGAAGCATCCTCGCGAATAAGGTCGAGTTGACGCTCATCAAATCCACGTATTATGTCAGAGGCTTGAGAATCAGTTCCTGGAGCGCGACGCAGAACATCTTCGCTCTCAAGTTCTGTTGTTACTTTTTCTGTTGGACCTGCTCTGCGGTCTGGGATTGGTGCTGTGCGTTGACCAGATGTCAGTGGGTATTTGGACTCTTGGACGACCTTTGGAGAAAAAACTTTCGGAAGTTGTGGAAGAGAAGGCAATGTTTCGCTGAGAGTCTTAGCTCCAGTTGTCAATGTTTTTGTGATTGCCTTGCCTGCAGGTGGCAATACGACATCAGCCGCAACACCGATCCCTGTAGCCAGACCGACATCCTTTCCAAGGTCTGACAAATCACGATCTTTGGCTTGAGTTGTTTCCGGAGTCATTCCAGCTTCAATCCCTTGCTTGACGATTTCTGTCCCGCCATATGCAGCTGTGCCTCTGCCAATCGTGCTCTTCAGAGCTTTTGCTCCACCTACATATTTCATCGCAGGGATATAAGAAGCAATCTCACCGACAAATGTCCCCAGATCCTGACCAGAAAATCCTGGCTTGTTGATATAATATGGCTTGTCATTCCACACAAGCATTGGGTTGTTGAATTTGTCCGAGTAGACTCCCCCAAAACGCTCATCACCCTCAAATGAGTTTTTGATTATTTCAGCTTTGCCGAAGTCATCTCTCGTCATGAATATTTTTGCATTGGGAATCAAAGTTTCGAAAAAGCCAACATCGTCACTGTCAATATCTGTGGCTTCTGGGACGTCCGGAAACTCGACTTCTTTACCTTCGCCTGTGGCTGCTTTGTAGACAGCACTCGGAATGTCTGCGATTCTTTCAACGATGCCAACTTCATCTTCTTGCTCCGAAGTCGTGGCTGTTGAAGTTCCTTGCCCTCCGACACCTGCTGCGCTTGATGGTAGTTGAATGCCTGCCATTATTCTCCCCAACCTTTAATTATGTATGGCATTTTGCTGTCAAAAATGCCATTGTTAATAAACACAGCACCTTTAGGGAGCGAATCATACCACTTCAAAACTTCTTTCTCATCATTCGGGTCGCCTGAATATTTTTCGAAAATGCCTTTGTCGAATGTGTTCAGTTGAGAATTGACATCGCGCATATTTGAATACTCGCCAGAGGTCAAAAGTTCTTGCTCTAATTGATTCAAACGTACGCCATTCTGAGCCATCTTTTTGAAAGCATAAAGCGAAACATAATTTGCTTCCGGAGTGTTGCCAAGATAAAGTGCAGCTTGTTGGTATGCTCTGAATTCCATATCGGAAGTTGAACCTGAGCCAACAGGACGCATCTTGGGAGCCAAGAAGTTTGATGTTGCTTGCAAAGTCTCAAGACCAACGACTTCCGGATCTGTTATTCCGAAAGATTGATTGAAGACTTGCTTGAAAGGCAAAAGAGCCTGATTCAGCTTCCCTGTTTCAACTTCGCCAGAAAGCAAAAGATTCAAGGCTTCGTCAACTCTTGGCAGAACTTCACGTGCAGTTGTGTTGTATGTGTCTGCGGACTTGGCAACGATTGGCAGACGCTTCTCAACATAAGTTGTGAAGTATGGTGATGCAGCTGATTTGGATGGCGTCAGTTGAAGGTTGATTACTTCGCCACCTTTGGCCAGAGGGACAACCTCTAAGAAAACACCACCATCGGTTATTGGCTGACCAATTTGACTTTCGCTTTTGGCAGTCAGAGTTTCAACCATCGTTTGAAAGTTCTCGTTTGTTTCATCCATGCCTTGAGACAGGACGAACTGAGTGGCGTCTGCTTTGCTCATATATTTGGCTAAAGTTCCGGAGCCAACTGTTTTGAAAGATGTGTCTGGCTTGGTCGTGTAAATGTATTCGCCTGTGCCAGCGAGTGCAGCATTGTAATCTTCAGACCCTGGAGTGACTAATTTTCCTTGGCCAGATTGATTGTAGAGTGTTATTGGCTTTGATGCACTGGCAGAGGATAAGTCAGGCATTTCCACAGTTCGTAGAATATTACCTGCCGTGTCCGTCACATTATAATTATAGACAGGGTAACCTTCTGCTGTGCGTTTGATTGTTCCATCGTCACCAGTCACAGGTGTTGTCTTTTTGTATTCTTCACCAATACCAGTGCCAGTCGGAGGCTTCATCAAAGTGGCAAGCTGCACCGTCAATGCACCAAGACCCTCTTCACGCTTGCGCTCTTCTTCAGCCTGTTTGAGTAAATATGCGGCAGGAGTTGATGCGGCTGATGAAGCTGAACCAAGCAATGTTGCTCCTGGCTTCGACGCTTCTGCAGCCATCTGACTAAAATATAAAAATGATAAAAGAGCAGGGTCAATTGGCTTAGGAGCAGGACGCAATGCTTGTGCTAGCTCAGAAGCTTGCTGAACACTTTGTTGCCCACCCAACAAGCGCAATGCACCCGCAGGGAGTTGTTCAATATTTGACAGTGCACCTTTGTCTTCTTCAGCCATCTTATGTCCTCTGACTCATATAATAAGCGGAAGCCAACGAGCCCAGACCGCCAAGAGTTTGACCGTATAGGCTTGGCGTTTGGCCATACTGGACGCCTTGTTGGAAACCATATTGTGCAGTTTGATACGGAACACCTTGAAGCGCACCCAAAGCAAAGTTGAGCATCTCAAAAGGATAAGTCGCTTGTTGCAGATAATCAGCATAAGCCAAATCAAGTGCAGCTTGGTCAAGCCTGCGTTGCGCTTCTCCCGAAGTCAGCAAGCCAGCTGCAGCTTGTTCTTGCATTCCCTGAATCAAAGGTGCATAGCTTTGTAACTCGCTAGCAGCACGCAACCTTGAAGCTTCCTCAGTTTCAAATGCTGACCTCTGTGCAGCTTCAGCACCGAACCTTGCCTCACGATCTTGAATGAATTGACCGCGCATCAGATCCTCAAGATTGAAGCGTGCAGCCCTATCACTCTCAAACTGTCCGCGCATAGCTTGCTCAGCACCGAACCTTGCTGCCCTATCACGTTCTGCTTGTTGAGTGGCAAACTCAAGACCTTCAGCTGCAGCTTGAGCTCTCAAGTCCCCAGCCATGCCAGCACCCTCAAGACCAGTCAAAACATCTTGCACAGCCGCACGCGAACCGCCAAATGCCCCAGCTGATGCTGCTTGGGCGCGCTGTTGAATCTGTTGTTGAGCGATCTGCCTTTCAACTTCTGCAACTGCAGGATCAACTGCGCGCTGATAAACATCCAAAAATGGTTGGGCTTGTTCAATTGTGAATGGTCCACCAACAAGTTCTTCGCGAGTCGCACCTGTATAATCGCCAAATAAAGTATCTGGTGACATGCCAGCATAAGGTGCGCCCATCAACTCTGCAGTTGTTGCTGCATCATAGCCCTGCCCTAGCCCAGAAGCCACGCCGTAAGCAGCTTCGAGGAATGGCTGGTAGCTTTGCGCACCCTGCATTAGGATGTTCTGAGCCATAAGCTCTTGAGGTGTTAAACGGCTACCACCATAAGTTGCAGTCCTTGACCCTGTATAAAGTGGCATCGGGCTTCCCGCCAGAGATCGAGCCTGCTCATATATTTCCCGCCCAGCCGCAGCAACATATTCAGGAATGTCAGTTCCTGTGATTGTGCTTGAATAATCTGGGAGTGCTTCGTATCCCGTTTCAAAAATGCCGTTAGCCATCAGCTACTCCAATCACATATTGCCAAGTGCACCCATATCACGACGCATCGTGGGCTGCTGTTGCTTGACTTCCTTTGCTTGCTTTGCTGCTTGCTCACCAATCAAAGTGTTAAGTTCTGGAAGCAACTTCATCAAAACAGCAGCAACTTCAGGAGTGATTGCTCTGTCAAGCTGTACCAATTCCTCTGGTTTCATATTGTTCAGCCTTGCCATCAAAACAACAGCAATGCTATCGGAAGCCTTCATCAGATTCTCGCGTGCCTCAGCAGGCATGTTTGCGAGAGGATTCATAGATGCACCTTCCATCTTTTCCATTTCAGCCATATCTATATCTCCTTTGATTTATATAAGATTGACCAATCAGACTTCTTGCAGAATGCACCGACGACCCAACATGTTGGCTCAAGTATGCTTCTGTAAAGTTTGCCCAAATAGTCAGGCTTGTCACGCTCACCATAGATGTAAGCAATCTCGTTGGCTCTGTGTCCCGCAACATGCTTCCAGAAACCAACAAAGCTACCTTTACGCATTTGACGAACCATCCAGATCGCCCATACATGATAGCCACGCACGTGTTGCGGTGTTAAATAATCACGAGTGAATCGGTAATCAAGAATAACTTGCTTGCGAGTCATTACGCCTTGACGCATCAATTCATTGCAAATGACCCGACCACCAAGTGACGAGCCAAGGACTGACCCGATGAAACCACCGACAGCACCACCAATTGGACCACCAATGGCTGTCCCGATTGATGTTCCGACTGCTTTGCCAGCTGTCGCACCGACTGCTTGCTTTGCTGCAACTTCAACATCTGAACCCATCGCAAGTGAGATTGCGAAAGTTGAGAGCCCAACACCTGCTGCATTGGACCATGTTTGTTTAGATGTGATTGAGTCGCCAAAAGTTTCCCAACCACTCGGAGTTTGTGTTGTTGCTGTGATTGTTTCAGCTTTGAAGTTTGGCGTTGTGCCTGTCAATTTTGCAGCATTGTTAACAGCTTCTTGAGTTGTCACGCCACCTTTAATTAGTTCTGTGTCTTTTAAGTTAGCGTATATTTCAGAGTTGCCTGTTGCAGCAGCTGTTTTGGCATTTGCCAATTCAGGCTGAAATATTTGATTCGAGGCAAGCTCTTCCGCATTTACCAAGTTGTAGCCTTGATTAGTTGCGTCAGCTACAAGTTGCCCAGGAGTATCACCCCAAGTTGCTTTTGCACCTTCTAAAATTTTTGTTCCTGCGCTTGAGCCTTCAAGATATGGGTCAACAAGTGCCGAACCGATTTGACCGCCAGCACTTTGTGCTGCGAGTGCCGCTCCTGAAACAGCAACAGTCTCAATCAAACCATCCAAAGAAGTCTCAAGATCGTCTGGCTCTGGGAAGCCTTCAGGGACTACTCCGGACTTTTCCATGAGTTCGCGGTAGTTACGCATGTAGCGTTTTTGTTCATTGATATTTTCTGGAGTCAACTCAACTGTTCCAGACTGAACAGTTTTTACCCATTCAAAAATAGGCAATGCCTCAGTGCCGTAAATATCTTGCAGTTGTTGTCCTGAAAGGTCTGGTGATTGAGATTGGAGTGTAAAGACAGGAAAGGTTACTGTCTTGCTGCCTGCATCTTCCAAATCAAATCCACCAAGAACACCTGTCCCAGATTCCTTGCCAATATTAGTAAGTGCTCCTGGAGCGAGTGGGTCTGTTTGTTCTGTTTCTGAAGTAACATCTACCATTAGCTGATTACTCCCCTTTCTTTCAAATCGGTAATCAAAGTCCCCAAGACGTCTGCCACCTCTGCGAGAGTTGTGGAATCTGCGTCAAGGACTCTGTCAGTGGTAACATTTGAGACTTGATAGTTCTCGGTTGATGCAGAGGTTTGAAGTTCTCTGATTTGCAATTCAAGTGTATTGATGAGTCTGTTTCCCCACCCTTGATTCCAATCCTCAGGAGGCATTGGGAGTTTTGGATTTATTCTACTCATCTGATTCCATCCGTCCTTGCGTTAATTCTGAAGTCTCCTAAACGCCAATCATCACCGACAGCCGAACTTTCAAACTTAAAACTCATTTGACGCCCACGTGCTCTCATACTTATTTTATTACTATTTTGAGAAATAGTAAATGGTCCTTTTGAAATAACTGTCGAATTTGGGTATTTTTGGGTCTCAACTGTCATATTTATTGAGCCTGAAACAACAGCATCAGGTATTATTTTATCCACCATCGCTAAACTGTCACCAGTTTCTGATATCTCAACATCGGAAGTTGTTATAAAAGCAGTCATCGCTGACCCATCATCATCAACCCCAGTTTCGTGCTCATAAAGTTCGCCTTCTTTGGAAAATGCAAATGGCACCTGCCGAAAGCCTGATGAGTCTGCCCAAACTGTCCTGTCAAGAGTGCCGACTGTCCAAGCTGCATCCCTATAATTATAAGTCACGTAAGAGTCTGGCTCGGCATCTGGATCTGTATTGGATGTGCTGACATAATACCAAGCCACTTCATTAAACTCTTTATTTGTCCCGACGAATATTTTTTCTGACTTATTAAGTTGGACTCTGTCAAGGACAAAGTGCAAAACAGGGCAAGGAATCTCTTTCACAGATCCGTCATAGAAAAAGAATCCTCTGTCACTCATCCAAAATATATCGCCATCAACATTTGCCATGCAATTTTTGCTGATTGCTCCGCATATGGTTCCAAGCAAACGAAAAGAAAATGTAAAAGGTGGTCCAATGAAATTCATGCCATATATAGCATCATCCGTAGCAATAAATGTTTCGTCACGAGTTGCTTGCATTGCTACGATCTTTGTCCCAACCTCAAGCCTTTGGTCACCAGCAGTGTTTGTCGCTGTTACACTCCAGTCTTTGAAGTCTTCTTGATTTGACCAACGCACAAGCATTGGGTCAATATCAGAGCCACCAAGAGGAGTTGTCCCCCCACAAACAAGATGTCTGTCAGGGAATGAAATTGTTGAGACTCTGTTTTCAGGAGGAACATCTGCAGCCCCACCAAGCCCAGAAACCAGAACAGCACGTGAGCCAACACCTGCACTCGTATCCCAATAATATATTGCACCATTACGGACAGTTGCAATCAGATCTTCACCCCAAAGATTCAAAGACCATTGAGAGTTTTCAAGAACAACATCTGTTGCTGAAGCTGTTCTTGGAGTCCCCCAAGTGCTGTCTCCCCAGCCCCCAGCACCCCAGCCGAGAGCCGAAGCAGAAGTCTGCGTTCCCAAACCAGCAGCCAAGCCAATCAAATATTTTGCAGTGACAGTGCCACCCCCAGAGCTCGCAGCATTTGCATTCGTCCCGACATCGACTTTGTAGCTATTTGGATTTACAACCTCAGTTATTTCATAACCGAAGTAGCTATTCAGTGTGTTGGCTGCTATGCCATTGAATGCACTTGCACCAGAAAACACAACATAATCGCCTGCACTTGCACCGTGAGATGCATCAGTAACAGTTATGACCGAACTTCCGTCTGTTGTGGCAAAAGGATTGCTCAAGCCAGCCTGTGTCGCACGCAAAGGTGTTATATCAAACAGAGCCTCATTCTCAAGAATATAAAGATGAGAGTGAGTCCCGATTGCCATGTAATCTTCGCCATCACTCAAAGACCTCCAAAACGCAACATTGCGAGCAACGCCATCAAGAGTTTTTGTTGTTGAGTAGTCGGCTTCGCTTGCTGTGTTTACGCCATACATTTCTTCTTTCACCCAACCCCCAATCTTAGTCGGGTAACCATCTCGGAAACGAACCTTGTCGGAATCAATGTAATATGGACCAACCTTTCCCGCAGCATAGGCTGTTATATCTTTGACAACTCCTGGCTGAAATTTTAAGAGTTTCAATGACATCAATCACTCCTCTCAAAATGCGGTGCATCAATGAATGGTCGACGACCTTGAGACCTGCGCAAATCAACATAAGCATTCATTGCGTCTTCCATTTTTTCTGGCCAATCACGAATGTCATCGATTTGCCAAGCAGCACCCCAACGGACAGGGACATCAAATTCTTTTGCTGCTTGTTTCACAGAGTCCGCAATATCGTCATAAAAATTAAGTTCCCAAGAAACTCTTGAGCCAATGTATGCAACCAAGTCAACAGCCTTACCTTCAATGTGCTTTGACTTCATTGTTTTTGACGCACCTGCCTCAACTAATTTTTTCTGCTCTTCGATTGTGCGCAAACCACAAGAAACACCGAAATCAATTTTTGTTATTTCTATTGCACGATGAACAACTTTTATCAAACCTTCATCAACACCAGAAAGCCTTGAAACAGATCTAGAAGAAAGACTAAACATCAGACTTTTCCTCTTTTGTTGACCAGAAGTATTCGTCTGCGTCTCCGAGGCGACCCCAGTTCCCTGTGTCGTGTTCAACAGAATAGTATCGCGTTGATACTTTAAAATCAGGCTTTTTAATTTCTGCAGGCGTAAGAGAAATGTCATATATTCTCATCCGATTGTTTGGGTAGAGGCAGAATTGACCATTCTCAAGTTCAATCAAGTTGTGAGATTTGTGCTCACTTGGCTTCTCACTTGTGCTGTAATCAACCCTGTCTGCGTCCGCGTGATAGTTGTCAAGAGTGCAAATATATGTCCCTTTGACCATTCCGTGATTGCGAGTCCAAACTTCAAAGTCCATTGAGCCTATGAATTGTTTTGAAACTGAAACCACACCATAGTCCATGCAATTCCAAAACTGCAGATTCTCAAGACTCATATCAGGATCTGGCAACTCTGGCGAACTAACAAATGCTGATATTGGCAACTTGTCATAAAGTGCGGCATATTCCGGAAGATAAGTCTCAAGATAGAAAGCACGTCCAGGAATTGATTTTGCACTCACCCAAATGCCTTGAACAAACTCGCCTTGACCCGAGTGATGGTCACAAAGATATTCTTTACGAACCCAGACGTCTTGAGAAGGAAGATTGCAAACTAACTCAGGCATTATTTTTTGAACCCTTTTATACCACGAACCCCGAATGATGCTGCAATGGATGCATACATAGCCCACTGAAACCACTCAGGCGTTTTTTCAAGAGCATCAAAGCCTTGCTCAACATAAGGCTGAAGCGGAGGTATGAAGCACATTGCTATGATTGCTATGAACAATATTGTCCAAGCTTCGTCTTTCCAGCTGTCGTTGCTGGCTTGTGCCATAATCTTTTCCCAGCCAGCTTCATGAGTGGCTGCGACTTTCATAACTTCTGCTTCTGCTTCTGCTTTTGCACGTGCGACTGCAGACTTAGCTTTTTGTTTTTCGACTTTTGATTCCATCCAAGAACCAGCCAGAGAGGCTATTGGACCAATGAGAGATTGCATCATTCTTTTTTACCTGAACCTAAAAATAAACCATATGCTCCCGTCAATGCACCAGTCATGACGGAAACAAGACCTGCTTGTTCAAGAGTCGGGTTGGGCAGTGTCATGAACCACTCAACAACTCTGAATGTCATAACTATCAGAGCAAACATAATTAAGCGAGGTACTATTCGCCATTTATCAAGTTGCTCTGGTGACATCAGCTACTCCATAAAAAAGAAACCAACAGTGTTATGATTGTGCCACTCGTAGCAAGAATCAGAGCTTCCATGCGCCACATGCGCTTGTCAAGACCTTCAAGCTTGTCTTGAACAAATTGATATCTGACAGCACATTCTGCTTCATGCCGCTCTAGCTCTGAGATTGCAGATTTAGCCATTGGAAATTTCTGTCTCATCGAATTGCAAAGAATCAAGTAACTCTGTTGTGAATTGATTTGAAGCAGTAACGACTTGGTCAAGATTGAACCTGAGACCATCTGCTTTCCCTTGAAGGTCACGGATCTGCTCAATCAAATATGCTTGACGAGCATCAAGTTCATCTTTCTTGAAATCTTTGCCATTGATTGTTATAACATTTTCATTTAATTTTTCACTCATTTTTCCTCACTTTGGCTTTGCCATGACCTAGCCTTCTAGCGCTGTAAGCCTAGCTTCGATACTTGTTAGGCGTTGCTCTGTAGCCGCACCAATAAAAGCTAGAAGCTGTGGATAGCGGATGCCTAAACGTGTTCGCTCTGTTGCACCTTCTGGTGCTTCATCGGCTGTATAGTATGTATCAACTCTAGTAAACGCATCTTGCGCCTTAACCGCTGCTTGCACAATAACCTCGACTTCGTTGCCACGTTCATCAGTTTGTGTTTCTGTAACCGCATCAGCAGCTTCAACTGCTGGCACTTCAACACTATGTTCCCACCATGTGTCAGAACAGAAGAAAGCATATTTAGTCGCATCAAGTCCAGCGTCGGTCATTGCAGATTGAACCTCTTGTGCAACATGACCTGCATGTATTCTGGCATTGTCACCTTTTGTTGCAACAGCATCATTCCACTTAAATGTCTTGAATAGTTTGCTTATTGCTTTTGCAGCAGTAATCTCTGCATCTGTCAAACTTGCAATTTGTTGTTTTTCATTTTGGTCAGATGTTTGGATTGTTCCGTTTGTTGCGAAGATGTCATCAAAGCGGTATGATGATGAACCTACATCAAAAGTGTTGTCTGATAATGTCCCGCTTCTGTTAACAGGTAGTAAGCCGTTTGTGCCAAACATAAGCCCAGAGCCAGTAGAGCCGTTATCTGACACAATAAATAACCTACTATTACCAGTACCTATGAAGCCCCTTGTGGTATCATCAAAGCGGTATACTGTA